TTAGATACAGATGCTTTAGCAGTCGCAACATCTTTGAACCCAAGTCCATGGATTGTTCCTTTTGGATTTTCGTCAGTGTAAAGATCAGAATGCTTCTTAGAATTAGCAGGTTGTCCCTTCTTCCTAGGAATACGAGGATTGGATTCCTCACTCATCTCTTTTCTTTTCTTTCTCCCTCTTCTGACAGCGGCTAACAGTCTGTCTTTTTTATCTTTTCTTTTTAGATACTCTTCATCATCATAATCTGCACGCAATCTCTTACTTGCTGAACTACCCATACCACCAGGCATTCCATAGTATTCTGGAAGAGGACCTCTCTCTGCAGTTAACTTAGCAGCGATTGCCATCTCCCTTCTTTTCTTCTTAGACTTACCTTTAAATTGGGGTGCCTTGGACTTATAAAAGTCCTTGATGACATCCCCCATATCGTCTTTCTTCAGATTTAAAGGCATCAGTCAGACTCACCAGCTCTTGCCTTATAAGGATTAGGTTTTGCTGCTCTCTTTTGAGAAAGTTTATTCCTAATCTTATCAACTGGAGTTACGCCTTGATAACCTTTCTTACCTGGTACTTTCTTCTTACCTTGAGGTTGAATTGCTTTTCCTCTGGAAGACATTACACCACCAGTTTTACGCATGTCACGACTTACTTTGTCAAAAACAGACGTTCCATCTCTAGTTCCACCTTTCTCGGAGGGATTACCAGTCTTGAAGTCTTTGCCAGTTTCCTTAGCGTAGCGAGTACGCTCATCAACCACCTCTACTTCTTCTCTTGTTTGTGTGCTTGAAGCATGTCCAGTAGGGATTTTACCCTGCATTTGTGCTTGAAGTCTCTGCTTATCAAGCATTTGTTGCTTTGTCATCAGTTGCTTCTTCTTGGCAAGCATCTGTTTATCTTCAGGTGATACTTCTTCACCAATCTTTTCCTTGCGTCCTACACCTGCACCTCTATATCCAGTGGATGCTTTGGGTTTGTCTCTACCCGCATCATATCCTGCCTTAGCAACACTCTTAACTCTATCTGCAAGAGATTTTACTTTTGATTTTGCCTTACCAGGTGCTGCTTGAATTGCTCTTGCAGTCTTCACTGCCTTACCAACTGCTTTACCTGCTCCCCCGATTGCCTTCTTAGCAGCAGACTTGAGTCTATCTTTCATAGACTTCTTCGGTGTGGATGCTTTTACAGCAGAATCATAGTAGGAATCGGATGCTTCTTCAAGAGTTTTGAGAGCAGTCTCAATACCATGCTCAACTTCATCCTCAGAGTATCCCTCTTCGATGAGTTCATCGTAGACAGATTCTACAACAAAGTCAAACTCATCAATCTCAATCATTTCGATGAGTTGCCCACCCATCTCTTCAACTGCTTCACCCAACTTAGGGTTAATTTTGATAACGTTCTTTACTTTCTTCTCTTTGATGGGTTTTGATGCCTCATCATCAGTCATTGGAGCAACTTCAATCAAGTCGCTGAGATCTGCTCTCCAATTTGAACCTTCCATCTTGGTGGTTACCTTCTTTTTACCACTTGGAGAGGGGACAAATTCGCCATATTCACCTTTAGATTTATCGTTATGCTCTACATCACCGTCAACATCTGTGTCAACTCTCTTGGTTGCCTTGGCAGACATCTTGGATACATCCTTATCAGGAACTTCAACGTTTCCATGAATGTTCTTTGCCTCTGCCATTTTCTTCTTCATCGCTTTGCCAATTGCCTTGCGACGTTTCATAAGATATGAATCAGTACTGTCCTTTTTACCGTCATTATTGACATCACCATCTTCTTTTCCAACAGGATCGAGTGCTTCCATCTTAGCAGCACGTTTTGCCTTAGTCTTAGCAAGAAGTCTTTCCTTAGCAGCCTGCTGTTCATCCTTAGGAATGTTGAACATATCCCTATCTGTCTTCAATTTTTCCGCAGGTTTACCTGGAACAGCAGATTCTTTAGCAACAGTTTCCAAGTATACCTTTGAAATAGCATTCAAAGGGTTAGGAGCGATTCCATTAGACATGGCAATTCTATCTTACTTTTTAATCTTATACTTATTTATAAAGTCCTTTCCTGTAACGCCAGTAAATGCTTTTCCGCCCTGCTGAATATTCTTTGCACCTTCCTGAGAACCTGGAGTTGCTGCAACAGCGTTCTTATAATACCCAGAAGTGCCAATTAAAGTGTTTTTATGCGTCTTATCACGCATAGTTCTGTCCATTTTGACTTCCGTATACTCTTTAATATCGCGAATCCACGACTTAAACATGAAATCTTCCTGCGTTACACAGATAAGATGGTTAGTTCCTCTACGAATAATCTCTCCAATCAGTCCAGTATTAAGGTTTTCAACGATGTCACCCATCTTATAAATCAAACCACTGACATACTGATTACGAAGTCCTTTAGGATCTAACTTAGGGGCAATTTCCCACGTTTCAGCGACTTCTTTCTTCTTACCTTTGACTTTCATGCCTTGACGAACGGCATCAAACAAAGATTGTGTCTCTGCATCGCTAAGTGCTTTGGGTGTTCCCTTCTTAAATGCCTCAAAATCATCATCAACAACCGCTTTTCTCATCTTAGAAGCAGACATTCCTTCGATTCCTTCTGCATCTGAGTCTCTAGCACCCGCAGAAATGACACGAATCTCATCAAAATCATACAATTCACCATTATATTTCTGAGCCAGATTCTCAAACTCTGCTTGTCTGTCAGAACCTACAACGATGTTGACATTTTTATATCCAAACTCATTAGCAGCAACTAATACATCAAAGATAGTCTTCATATCACTATCATTGATGATATTTTCCTCATAATCTGGGAACATTTTCCTCATAAAGGACACTTTCATGTCAGGATCTAGAGGATTTTTCTTCGCATCTTGACTTCTGGAGGGATAAATCTTCAAATCTCCACCAGTAGACAGTCTTTTTGCCGCATTTAATAGCTTTTCGTGCCCTACAGTTGGAGGATTAAATCTACCAAACACTGTTGTGAGAGCCTCCGATTGAGCTCCCGAATCTCCTTCATCACCTTCAGGGGCTTTCTTCTTAGGTTCTGCTTTCTCTTCAGGTTTAGGTGCTTTCTTCTTGGCAGTTTCAGGTACTGCTGGGGCAGACTTCTTATTAGCATCGTCCTCTTGCTTTGCTTCTCTCTTCGACAGGAATTTTAACTTACCACCTTCCGTCTTTGCAACATAATTTCCACGGGAATCTAACCAACCACCGTGTCCGTCGCTCTTCAAATTAAGTTTTTTTGCCTGTGCGGACGCTTGTGACTCCGCTTCATACAGGAAACTAAAGAAACTTCTCATGTATAGTTAATTCTTATACATTTATTTATCAATGGAGTTATGGGGACTCGAACCCCAAACCTCCTGCGTGCAAAGCAGGCGCTCTACCAATTGAGCTATAACCCCCCATAACAAGAGTATACTATCAGTCTTCTACAATGTCAAGAATTCTGCTGATTTCTGCTTCAGAGAACAAACCAGTTGCTTCCAAACTCTCTTTGGTAATCCCAGTTTCAATATCTTGACGACGTTGAGTTCCGATTGCTTTGACAGCACGGGACTTCATACTCATGCTTTTCTTGTTTGCTGCCTTACGGGTAGGACGTGGAGCTTCTGGTTTAGAAGGATCTGCTGCCATAGAGAACTTTTCATCAACGTTCACTTCTTCTTTAGTGTCTCTAGCAGACTTGAAGTTGCGTGCCATTTGCATTGATGCCTTCTTCTGGGCTTTTGCTCTCTTAGATCCAGGTTCAGACCTTTCAAGTTCATCAGCCTTTGCCATTGCACGACGACCAGGAGACATACGTGCTTTTTCGTCACTACTCTTTAATCTATTATGTGTGGGAGCAGGAGACTGATACATTCCCTGATACTTTTCATCTACGGAGACTTCTTCTTTCATCTTCTTTGCTGTCTTAGCAGCATCATCTCTTTCGCGGTGAGCAGCAACTCTTTCAGCATTCTTATTCATCACACCAGTGATTTTCTTAGAACGCTCCATTGCCTCAGGACTTCCATCACGTCCAAGATTACCTGCCTTACGGTACATTTTCACATAAGGCATCTTCTTCTTCTCCTCTTCAATATGAGGCATAGTTTGATATGCCTCCATTAATCCCCTAAGATTATTTAAATCCATGTCCGAATAGTAGTTCTTCTATGGATATTTATATTATAACTTACCGCCAACGAAAGCATCACCAATAACTCTGCTGTAATCATCAAGAGTTCCCTCTTGTTCGCACATAAGATGCCACCGTGTCATTGTAACTGTGCCATCTTTAGTGCCTCCAGTAAGCATCTTCCTGCCCTCTTTTGTCATGGTTTGGTACAACCCAAACCTAGTTTTCCACACATAGAATACATCATCAATTAGTTCGGCACCTTCTGGTACTTGGATGTCAGTCTTTGTCTGATTCATCTTTTTTCTTCTTGTTAAATCCGAATGGAGCAAGTTTGTCATCAAGTTTTAGTTTAAGTGCTACACCACCGACTGCTTCCATAACTTTCAGCACGTCTTCTGGTTTTGCATCTTCACCAAGTTCCTTGGCAACATAGAAATACTTAGGAAAAAACTCTTTTCCAGCGTTTTCGTAGTCTTCAAGCGTCAGTAGTTTCATTTGTTAGTACCTCTTCAATCTGTTTGTCAATGTCAACGATTACACTACGGATATCCTTAACCCGTTGAGGGCAAGACTTTTCATCATAGGTGTATGCTTTTGTGTCCTGAAAAAGTGATTCACGAACCGCTGCTGCAGCTCTCACATCCATTTCAACATTAATCACTGTCTTCCTCCAAATGTTTGTCTAACTGTTGTGAAATCTCTCTAATCTTTAGAATACCATCATCGGAGAAGAACCCAGGATGGTTTTTTGTATACAAGAAGAGATGATGACGAAGAACAATTGCATCATGCCTGTTCAGTTCAAGATTAATCATTTGCTGTAGCAGTCGTATCCAAGTTCATCGTCACGTTTTTTTAGTTCTGCTGCAGCACGACGAGCAGCGATTCTTTGTTTAAGCTTTTCCGCTTCAATTTGAATGTCAGCAGTTTCCTCCCATTCGTATAGTTCGCCACTATCGTTGATAAGTTCTTTCTTGTTGGCGCTATTTGGAATGGGTTTTCTTTCTGCGTATCCCATCAGAGATCTCCTTCTTTACGGTTTTCTGAATGATGAACATCAAAACTACCACCAGGATATCGGGACTGAAGTTTCTCAACATTCATTTCGATGACTTCATCAAAAGTAGTGTCGAGTGCCATACATGCCTGAGCAAGATACCAACAGATATCACCCAGTTCACGCTTCATATGGAAGACATTCTCTTCAGTGTAGGGTTTACCTTGAAGGAAAATCTTCTTTACCACTTCAGTGAACTCACCTGACTCAGCAGTCAAACCAAGAGCAGCAGTCAACAGTTGAGTGACATTTGCACCATTTGCTTCTAGCGTAGCCAGACGTGCCGCAAGCACAGGGTAGTCGAGACTAGGAGCACTAGTCACACCCTGAACAAACTCAAGGTACTTTTCGGTGTCTACTGTCATTTTGTTTAGTTGTTGTTGATAAAATTGTTGTGTCCACCCATCATTATAAGGTGAATTTGCCTGAACTTCAAGTTGCAGTTTGTTCATCAGTCGTGAAAATCTGGAATAAATGGTTCTGCTTGATTCATGGGTAGTTTCTGTCCATTGACTTCAATGTAGTCTACCTCTTTCCAACTACCGCCGACACCACCGTCCATATTGACTACGATGTCACGAGTAGGAAGTTGTTTGCCATCAGAAACATCGATGATATCACCAGGCAAAGGATTGAACATGAAGTAGTGTCCATCCCAGTATTTGTTTCTAGAATGCATGAGATTAACAGCATCTCTTTCGATACCACAGTCGGCAATCTTCTTACCATCAGGATCGAAAACAGAGTAGTAACCGTTCAAAACATGTACCTCATTTCAACAATATTATACAGCAATGGTTGAGTTATGTCAAAATCAACTGCTTGTCTGCGTATTTAGTATACCACATTGGAACTGTAAAGCGTTCTCCATTTGTCACAGTATCAATACCATGTAAACAGTCAAAATCAGATGAGAAGAATACCAAGTCTCCCATCTTTGGTTTGATTTCAAATTTATGATGAGGAAAAATTAGATTGCCATTATCATAATCATCATTCAGATAGATGACTCCTGTCATAGTTCTGAACCAACATCCATCCATGGGACTGCCATCATGATTGCAGTTGTCATAATGGACTGGCATATGCATCCCATCTCCCCACCACTGAATGTCTGCCTGCTCCAAATAGATTTCAGGAATACCAGTGTATTGAAGTATCAATCCCTCTACAGTTGTCTTGATATACCATAGAATATCCAATATTTCTTGATTATCTGTCCGATGCAAATGGATAATTCTGTTATTCCAATAGTCATCTTTAGGATTCCATGCACTCAAGTCAACATTTTCCTTATGAAAGTTGATTAGAGTTTGGCATGTCTCCCGATTAAAAAATTTACTTTGTTTGTAAACCTTAGATAGGTTATTACCAAACGTGTAAGTAATCATTAGAACTTAAATCCATCAAATGACTTCTTAGGTTTCCTATCCTCAGACTCATACTCCTCATCTTTTCCAGCATCAAAGACATCATCTTGTGCAGATTGCTCACAATCATACAAACGCATCTTTGCTCTATCAATACCGACGATAAATCTTTTATGAACGGTAGGATCATTATATCTATTCTTCAACTGCTTCACCATAATCTGCCCGAGTTCTTCAAGCTCATCAGTTGAAATAAGGGCAAACATAAGATCAGCAGTAGCAGGCAAGCCAAAGGACTCACTAGTATCAGTAAGCTCAACATCAGAGCTACCATAACCAGAACGGGTAGTCTGGGTGGCAGATACGATAGGTACGTTCGCTTCGACAGCGAGTCCTCTAAGCTCTTCAGCAATTGCCTTGATATAGCTATATGAATTGACAGAACTGTTTCCGCGATACCTTTCGGAAGCACATATATTAAGGTAATCAATGAAAATAATATCAGGACGGAATGATTTCTTAAGAGCAAGCTCATTGAGAAGTGACTTAAAATGTCCTGCATGAGCAGTCGCAGTAGGGTACTCCTTAATAATTAGGGTGCCTTGAGTCTTTTTGGCAAGGTTTGTCACCTTACTCTCAAACATCATCTTGGGAAGTTCTGTTATCTCCTGGATAGGAACATTGAGAAGATTAGCATCGATTCGCTCTGCAATTTTCTCCTCAGCCATTTCAGCCGTGATGTATAGTACGTTTTTCCCTCCCAGGAGTGCGGAAGATGCGACATGGCACATAAACAAACTTTTACCGACACCAGTGCCAGCAAGAGCAATGTTAAGTGTTTTGTTCGGTAACCCACCTTTCGTAATCTTGTTGAAATATTCCAAGTCGAAGGGGATAAGATCTTCCTTACGGTGGTACGCTTCATATCGTGCTTCATAATCAGTCAGGTAATCATGTCCAATATGAGTGTCAAAAGACACTGCTAAAGCATCTGACAAGATACTAGGAATAGCACCTCTATCTTTCTTTTCATCCTTTCCATCTGCAAGAGCGATGGATTCCATCAGTGCCAAATAGATGGCACGATCTCTACACCACTTCTCTGTGGTATCTACCAACCAATCAAAATCTGTAGGAACATCCTCAAGATAACTGATGAGTTTAGTAATTTCTTTGAACGCAGCGTCAGTAATATCACCGCGCTTCTCTGCCTCAATACAGAGAACTTCCTTTGTAGTGGGTTGATTGTAGTCTGTTACAAAGTTACTAATCTCCTCAAAAACTACTCTTTCATTAATGTCTTCAAAATAATCTGCTTTGATAAATGGAATTACCTTGCGAAGATATTCCTCGTTATAAAGCAGATTTCTCAGAATAAGGATTTCAACTTTGTCCATTAACTACCGTAACTAAACTCCTGCTTTGCAATCTCATCAAGTTGTTCCATCACCTCAGGGGTGAAGTATGTTTCAGGTTCCTTGAGAATTTGTTTGGCATATACTTTCTTGCCATCCATCTCATAGCGTCCTGCTACATTTTTCCAGAGTCCTCCGATTTCTCCAAGTTCCAACAAACCATAATACTTATCAAGCCCGCGCTCATCATAATACAAGCGTACAGTAACATCTTTATTCTCCTTACTCAGACGCGACTTAGCAGTCTTTGCTTTGATAAGGTTGCCGACGACAGCCGTTCCATCCTTTTCCTTTTTCTTTGAGAGATGGATGATTGTAGAAGCAGCATACTTGAGTCCACTACCTCCACCCATTTCCTTTGTAGGGACATACGCACCGATGACATCATAAGTGTGGTTAGTAACAATCATTGGAATGTTAGCCTGTCCCAACTTCAAAGTCAACATCCTGAACGCACCTTTAATCAGTTGTGATTTTGTCATATCACGAACCTGCTTTTCATTGAGTGCGTCGGTAATCTCCTTCTCAGTGGACAGCATACCCAAAGAGTCTAGGACAAACATGCATGGTTTGCGTTCATCTTCAGATTTTTTTAAGTATAAGTCAACCGCCTTGAGTGCTTTACTCCTAAACTCTTCGACGGTTACAACATTAACCACCACCAGCCTATCTAAGTCAATCCCGCGACTTGCGATAAGAGACTTGTTAACAGCGGCTTCAGTGTCAAAATATAAGCAATAACCATCAGGATTAGAATCCAAGAAGTTTTTGACAACGGCGAGACTGAAAAAAGTTTTTCCAGTACTAGACTCGCCAGCAATGGCAGTAATCTTATTCCCAGATACACCACCAAATATACTCCCTGAAACAAGTCCGTTAAAAATGTACGAACCTGTGTCCACGTATTGTTCTGTGTCGTCGATGTCTGCGGCGAGTTTGGTGTAGTCATCTCCGATTTCTTTTACAATCTCTTTTAGAAAATCCATTAAATTACAAATCCAAATTCTTCACGGGCAATTTTCTTGTACGGACCGCCAGGATTGGCGTCACGAATCTCTTTAATTCTAGTCAATTTTTGATAAAGTGCTGCATCACCACCCAGTCGCAATGCACTGACGATGATAGCAAGTTCTTTATCGTTGATAGGCAATTCCATTTTAGTTTTGTAAGGAGATGTTTAGACTAATAGTTATTCTAGGCTCGTCAGAAGTTTGAATGAATACTCCATGAGGTAGACTCGATGGAAATATAACAAAGTCTCCTTCAGATGCCTCCAGATTATAAGAACCAAACATGTTTGAGTGTTCTATGTTCGTATGGGAGTACAATCTTTTTGTAGATTCCTTTCCAGAATAATACAAGTAAGTATTAGATTGATTGTAAAATGTGAGAGGAGGATGAACCTCCTTGTCATACTTTAAGAAATAGACAGCACTATAAAGACTGCTGTCACTCAAGTGAGTGTGGTACTCTTGATTTGAACCTCTAACGTAGTAATTATACCACAAATTTTCAAAAAAATATTGATGCTGTTCCATTCCAACATCAATAGAGAATTTTTGATATTCTCTAGCAAGGATGGGAACAACATCAGAGTAATCTATGTCATTGTTTCCTCTACAAGAAGAATGAACATTACAGTCCCATTCAGATGTAGACTTCTTGTGTTTTTGATAGTTCTGTTCTATCTGCTCTAGGATGTTTTTTCTAATATCATCATCTAGAGATATATTCCTCTTCCAAATCTTAGTAGCAAATAGATTCTCAATCACCATCGTTTAGATTTCAAATAATTTAGAACGTCTTCGCGCACGTCCATCAACTCATGATAGCACTTTTGATTGTGAGCACACTGACGAAGAGCAGGATCTGGTTTGATTACAGACTCAATAAAGATATCAAGTCCCCGATTCCATTTTTCTTGTTTAGTCTCACCATCTTCAATCGTGTACTGATCTTTCATATGCTACGGAGGTTGAATGACAGAATTATTCTACTCGAATCGCCTTTAGTGGGCAAGACATAATGTGACAAATATGAAGGAAACACAACTAGACTTCCTTCACGGATATTTAGTGGAGAATATTCAATAACATTTCCACTCACGGCATCATGAAATGGGCAGACGAATGTGGGAGGTTTATGAGTATCTTCATCATACTCCACAAAACAGATTGCACTGTATCCATGCATACCATGATTATGTATTGAATGAAAGTTTCCAGGTTCATACTTCTGAAACCAGGAATGTTCAATACGACAATCAAATCCAGACTCTTCTTTAAAAGTGTCTAGTTCCTTAGATAGGATACACTCAAGGAGATAAGAGTATCCATCAGCACCAAAATCAGTATAAACAGAGTCTTCAAGATGTAACTCTCTGCTCTGAAATAAGTCCAGTAAGTCTCTCTTATGAATATCCCACTGGTTTACTTCATACTGATAGAACGGCACAGAAAATATATTAATCATCCAAAGAAAAGTTCTAGGTTAATCGTCTTCTCTACACTCCACCCAATAGAGTCAAGAATAGTCTTGAGTGGTTCTACAAATGACTTATCAAATTGCAAGTCATAGTCAACATACTGTTCAATTCCAAGTTCTTTGGGAAACTCTTGAATGAAAGAGATTACATTTTCATGGAAGATGTTTGGTTTTTTGAGATAGCAGAACTTAATTTTCTCCCCGTTTTGAATCAGAGAATACTTATTGGTTAGTTTCTTCTCTTTGATATAGTGATTAAACAGTAGAGCACCCCGACAGTGAATGGGTGTCCCCTTCACATAGATACTGGAATTAGATTTATACTTTACCACATCAGAAACTGAGCGTGGAAAAGAAATATCTTCTGGAGGGAGAGACTTAAAGTGTTTTCTACTGTCATCAATGAATTTGATAACATCCTCTTCAGTTCCAGACATCAGAAGTTTGAAGGCATCTTTAAGCATCTGCCTACAGGGAGCAGGGGTAGAGGATTTGACTGCCTCAATACCCATGACTTTCAGTTTTGGTTCTTCGTAACGAACTCCTTCGCTGTCCCAAACGTTCAGAATATATCGCTTCTTAGCAGTCCAGATGCCTCTGTCAGCGATATTCTCACGCTTCATTTGCATTTTCTGCGAATACGCCGAGACATACGTCGCCAAGTCGCTGTAGCATTCGTCGATGTACGGTTCCAACTTGTCGCTGCACACCATATCAAGTAACCCCACAATCTTTGCTTTGTCGCCAGACTTAGCAGCAAAAAATTTATCAACAAGAGGTCCGAGATTAAGATATATCGAATCAGTATCTGATGCGATAACATAATCGGTGTCTTCTGTTTTTAATAAATTATTTAGGTATTCGTTCATCTTATTCTCAATCCAACGAATTGAGACTTGTCCTGAGAGAGTAATCGCTTCTGCGTTCTCTAGTTTGTAATACCGAAAGTACTGATTGCCGATAGCACCATAAGCACTATTAAGAGATATCTTTTTCGCCATTTGTATATTATTGCAGCGAGCAATCTCTTTCTCAAGCTTCTTGGTAGGTGTAACTTCATAGTCCTTCTTTGCTTGAATCATCTTCTTTTTAAAGACAACCCTCTCTGCATACATCTTCTCCATTAGTTCAGGGAGGAATCCCTTCACATCTTTGCGATACATGGCACCGTTGGCACACACCGCATTATCCTTATACATCTCGAAGTTTATTTCTTCCTTAAGGATTCTATCAACCGTAGCTGTGGGATGTCTCTCATCAAGGAGTGTCTCAGGGGAGATGTTGTACTGCATAATAAGATGAGGATAGAGAGAGTTAAGGTCAAAACTGACAACCCAATCATACTTTCCTGGAATCGGTTCTTTGACATAAGCACCCGCGTACTTTTCGTTTTTCTGGGACTTATTACGAGGAGGGATAACAATATCTCTCTTCTTCAAATAGTTATAAATGATGTTGTCCCACATGCGAACTTGGTAGAACACATCTACATAATTCACTTTGGCATCATAAGCCATCGTCAAGGCAAGTTCAATAAGTTTCATCTTATCTTCCAACCTGTCAACCAATTCCACGTCAACAATGTTGTATTCAATGAACTTCTGCCAACCCTTTGTGTAGAAATCTTTGAACGTATCAAACTCACTGTGATCTAGTTTCTTCTGTCCCAGTTCCACACTGGCGATATAATCCAGACGATATGATTCCTGCGCCTTATAAGTAAACTTCTTATATAGATTCAAGTAATCAAGTTGAGTGACACCACCAACATCAAAAGTAATATTCTTTCTACCTTGAATGATAACTTCACTCTCACTAACCAATCCCCAGGGAGAGAATCGTTTCATCAACTTCTCACCAAGAACACGGTTGAGACGCTTACAGATGTACGGGATGTCGTACATCTCAATGTTCCATCCAGTAATCACATCAGGAACATCCACCATCCAATAGTTGATGAAGTCACTAAGCAGTTCTTGTTCTGATGGGCAATGACGATACTCTACGTTCGCCTGCTTATTATTGAAAGGTTTAACACCCCAAGTAATAATCTCTTTAGTTGTATAATCCTGAATAGTAATCGCCAGAATCTCTTCAGATGCAGATTCTACATCTGGGAATCCTTGTTCAGATGATACCTCAATATCAAGCGTAACAAGTTTGATTTGGCTAATGTCGAACTTGATTTCTTCTTCAGGATATTTTTCAGAAATATATTGGTAGATATATCTGTCATTTCCGTAAATCTCAAATCCATCTACACCTTCATATTTTTTGTAAAACTCTCTACAATCCCGAACAGTGCCAGGATGCACTTCTTCTACAGGTTCTCCACTTAATGTTCTATACTTTGAATTCCTCTTAGACTTAACAAACAAGGTAGGAAAGAACTCATCTCTGTGCTCATACCTCCTACCATTTTCAACTCCACGAACAAGGAGTTGATTTCCAATCAATTGAACATTAGTGTAGAAACGCATTACTTATTAAGTGATTCGTATTTTTCAAGTAGGGTAGGCATTGGTTCTGAAAGCGTTAAGATTTTATCAGAACTAATCATAAACAAATCGTCACGGGCGACACCAAGCAACCAAGGTTGCATAGTCATATCTTCCACATTCAAGATGTATGGGTTAGTCAGTTTGCAATCGGGTTGCCCGATATCTGCTCCAACCTCATCAATCTCACTCACCAGAATCTGCCCCGTCGTCAGCAGAATCGCTTTGATTGTCTTGTCCATAGTCTACCACATCCTCGATGTACATGTCTTTGAGTTTATCTTTGGGTTCCACAATTGTCACAACCCAATCTGCTGGCACAGGAATCGTTTTATCCGCTGAGAGAGGCATCCATGGAAACAGAGATACCCTGAAAGAATTTTGTCCCTCTTCAGCAAGAACTTGAGAGTCCTTAATCTTAATTATACAAGGTTGAGTGAGAAGATATCCAACCACTTTCTTGTCAGGTTGTTCACCTACTGCCATCTCGGTAACATCAGCGATGATGTCCTCACCAGACTTGAGCAGCATCAATTTGATTGTCATAGTCAGTATTTACCTCCTGGTATTATAGCATGAAAAAAGAGGGGAGTCCACTGGATTTTGCCAGTGTCCCCTCTGCGGCGACGATATTCAATTATATTTAGAACCAGTCTTTACGCTGGTGATGAGTAGGAACAATCCTACCCAGAGTAACCACTAGTAACCCATCCTCAAAAGTAACTGATCTAACTTCCGTTTCATCGCTGAGGGTCCATGCTCTTGTGAAAGATCGTTGAGCCATTCCTCTATGGAGGTAATCATTTCCTGATTCCTCATCTTCCCTTTGTCCCTCGACAAAGAGTTTACCGTCTTGTGTGTAGACATTTACTTGCTTTTTCTTAAATCCTGCGAGTGCTAACTCAAGCCTGGATTCTGTGTTGCTAACTTGAATTAGATTGTACGGTGGATAATTACTTGTTGTCTCGTGCTGACTCGTGAGACGATCGAAGTATGTATCCATGCCAATACTATTCTTATTTAGCTTTTCCATGAGCGCAGCCATATCTGCCACGCGGTAGCGTGTAAGTTCTCCCATTTTACTTCTCCTTTTAAAGCGAGATTGTGTTGTGTGAACCCTTTCGGCGTTCAAGTATATTTATAACAGAAACACAAAAAAAGAGGAACGGTAACAACCGAACCTCTTTATGGGGGTTTCCGACATTGTAGAGTGCCGCACGAATGGCACGTTACTATTTAGGACTCTTCTTGCTGTTTACCTTTCTTGCCGATGTTATACTTCTGTTCCAACACCCAATCAGACTTGTCTTTATATGCCAGCACTTTGATTTGATTCAGAGGAGCAATGTCAAGTACAGAATTTTCATTCACAACACTAATCAATCCCCAGTCTGTAAGAAGTCTTGTAATACGATTACGACGCTGTACATCATTTACGGTGAGATTAGCATGTTTACCATCCAGAGCAAACAATTCTTTGAAGTGTACAATATAATACTTACCTTGCTTATGCAAAATGTGGCAAGACTGATAGAGTTTCTTCTCTTTGCGGGATGCTACACCAATGCGAGTTAAAGTCTCGCGTACTTTTAAAAAATCATCAGGTTCATTCAGAATCACTTCTACCATCTGTTCCTGAGACCACTGTACCGTAGGTTCTACAGTATTAGTCATTTAGCGCCTCCAATATCAAGTCGTTGTTTAATAAAGTTAATCTGTTCTTGTGTCAGGATTTTTAGAGCTTGAGATGCTTTTTCATTACTATATCCATAGTATTGTTTGATGCTTTCCAAGTCTGTGACTTTTTCCTTTCGGAGCCAGGGACTGAATCTCTTCTTTTTCCTCAGACTATTTAGATAAAAAGAATATTGCATATCCTTATCTAGGAAGTGATGCTTATTCATTTCATTGGCGAACATGATGCAATCAAGGTGCCCAGACAAACAACGATTAATGATATATGGAGGGTAAGAGCTAATGTTCTCACTTAAATCTTCCTTCGTGAAGTTAATCGAATTCAACCAATCTTTGAGTTCCATCTATCGAAAAGTTAATGTTGATATTATACCTGAAAAGGCATGAAGTTTGTTGTACCGTTTGATGAGGAATAGTCCCATCAAATAATATTGCTCTGTTTCTTTTACTTAAAATCTTTTCTCCATCTTTGAATTGTGTTGCACCATCGCTGTCTTCATTATAAAGAAGCAAACTATAAACCCCAGGCGTGTCCCAGTCCTCATGATATCCCATTTCAACAGGAAAAGAACTTGTTCTAACGAACATGTTGACTCTTGCCCTTCTCACGCAAACTTCAGCATCTCCATGGAATAATGGTTTAAGAACTTTCTCAACAATGAACATATCTTCTGGATATCGAATCTCATCCTGTTCAATAATTCTACGAAAGAACTGAAACTGCTCCTCTTTGTCAGCAGCATCATTCAACTTGTACGCAACTTCCCATTGAATAATATCTTTAATGTAAGTCTCTACACTTTGAAAGATGTCTTCCTCTAGATAATTATCAATTACTTTGCAATTCATAATTAAACAATAAGAGTTCCTTTCTATCTTTCTGTTCTCTCATGTACTCACCAACAGAGCGCATCGTATACGTTAAATCAAACTCACCTATTTGGTAGTCTTGGAATCTTTCTTTGATAATGTTAGACGAATTATAAGATATGAGTTGAGGAGCAATAAACCTATCACAATCGGCAGCGAAACCATCGTGACTGAATCCGTTATGCATACTCCCCTTCCGTCCATAAAGGTTGCTTCTAATGTCATAGGGCGGATCGAGGTATGTGAATACGGATTTGTCATCAGTAAGGAGTTTTTCATAACTAAGATTAGTAATTTTCCAATTTCGGATTATTTGAGAGTATCCTTGAAGTTTTTCGATTCCCCGCATTGAGAAGTTTGAATCTGATGCTTGTGCGGAGAAGGAGGAAGACTCAGTAAGACCGCTGAAAGAGCACTTATTAACAACATAAAAAGCAATCCCTCTTTCAAGGTTAGTTTTTTCTCTGTCATTAATAATCTCCTTTGCTTCTAAAAATAATCCTTTAGCAGAACCTCTGTCTGGGTAGCGAGACTTCAGTTCTTGCAGTTTCTTGTAAAGAGTATAACCGTCTTCCTGAAGAACTCTCCAAAAATTATACAAAGGTTCATAGAAATCATTCACCCAAATATCCAGGTGTGGATATTTTTTGGTAATATGAATCGCTACACTACCACCACCAAGAAATGGTTCACGGTATTCTTTGTAGTCTCGCAAATCAGGAAGGTACTGCTCTATTTTAGAACAAGCACGGGACTTGCCACCAGGATAACGAAGAGGAGTTTTCAGTGCTTTCATCAATAAAATCTAGGTTCGTTATCACGTTCTGCATGAAGTAGGACTCCATCAACTTTATTAAGTAGTTCCTGCATACCCTGATGCAGAATACGATATCCAGTCCCAACATAAAGTTGTCCCAGGACAACTGCTACGGTAGCAGTGCCCCAGAACACATAATAGAACTTAGATTTAACTTGCGCTCTTAGTTTTGTTTTCATTTGAATTCGCACTCCACCATGATTTCGGTTAAACATGCTAGCATATTTATCTCCTGATCTGCTACGAACGCTCCCTGATACTGATACTTAGCGAGAACAAGGACAGCAGCAGGAATAGAACCAGAAACCAGGGACGTGTAAAGAGCGTCATAAATGCGACGGAGAAGTAGATTATAATCATTGTCCAGATTATTAACAATCCACTTCCGAACTTCAGGGAAGTTCTTCTCCTTAAGGTTTTTAATAAGTTCATTTACAGATACATCACTAAAAGTTGCAAGGATGCCAGTGTCAATCTTACCACCAGCAGAGTAGCGTTGACACTCATTCAAAACACGTCGCCAGTCAGGGAAGTGTTTATTGATGAGTTCTACCAGGACCTTGTTATCATATTCAACACCCTCTGTATCCAAGATTTCTTGGATTCTTTGGAAGAACTTTGCTGCGAGTTGGGGTTTGCTTTTGGAATCGGTGGAAAAATCAATACAGGCGCACCTGGAGTGGAGGGGCTCGATGATTTTATTTTTGAAGTTACATGTGAAGATGAACCTGCAATTACCACTAAACTCCTCAGTAAACGCCCTAAGGAGGAGTTGTACGTCGTTGGTTGTGTTATCTGCTTCATCAATGATGATGACTTTGTGTTTACCAGTTGCTTGAAGTGAGACGGTCGAAGCGAAGTTTTTCGCAGTGTTTCGGACAGTATCGAGAAATCTCCCTTCATCGGATCCATTGATGACATAAACATCTACTCCCAGTTCGTTGCACAGTGCCTTTGCTACGGTTGTCTTACCACACCCAGCAGGACCTGCAAGGAGTAGATTCGGAACCTCTCCTTTATCTAGGAAGTCTTGAAAAGTCTTCTTAATATTTGTTGGTAAAATACATTCTTCAATAGTTTTCGGGCGATACTTCTCTACCCAAAGAAAGTTGTCACGCATAATCATTCCAAAGGACGAACAAATTCATTAGAGACAATCTCAGTTGCCTTCAATTTCTCTTTCATATATTCTACAGCATTTTCTGGTTCTGCGGAATCCCCACATGTAAAGACATCACAGACTGCCATACCTTTCTCAGGCCATGTGTGAATACTAATATGACTCTCAGCAAGCATAGCAACACCAGTCACACCCTGAGGTTCAAACTTATGTGTTGCTAGATTTAGTAAAGTTGACTTCGCTTCTTTTGTAGCATTATAGAGAAGCAACTTGATATTGCTTTCATCATCAAGTGGTTCAAATGGACAACCCTTGAGAGTAAAAAGAATGTGCTTCATTCTGCTGCTCTCCATTCTTTTCTCATTTCTTTGTATTCAGAATCGTATGCAGCTTTATCTCTAACTTCCTTAAAGATAGCAGCAGCTTTGGCTTTGGTATTGGTTCTCCAATCTTTCTCTTGGGGTTTGACTTTACGAGTGCCTTGATAATACTTCCTTCCACTGGAATGATTAGCATAGCGACGGGCTCTCGTAAAACCCATCTCCAGGAATTTCCGCGCCATGTCCATACCAATGAAGTCGCCTTTGGTTTTAAATCCAAGGAACATTTCGTATATCTTAGCAGAAGACTTGCGAGCAGCAGCTTCATCTACAAATCTCCAATGAGCGCATATATCGTCAGTGTAAGGGCGTACCAGTAGCACTCCTTGCTCTCCCCTTCCAATACGATAAAGTTTGCGAGTCTCTGCATCTGTGAAATCAAGTGACTTGTAGTCAAGTTCATAATCAAATTCTTTCATGTTAGGATTTCTCTTCAGATTGTTTTTTCAACCACTCACGAAATTTTTTCTTTCCTGCTTCAACAGCAGTCCAAGGAGCATAGAGTGGATATTGATAATCCTTCTTTTTCATAGTTCAAGGTAACTAGTGGTTGCATCATCGCCCAGAGCACCCTTCATAAAATAATTAAATGCCAGACTGTATCTGTTTTCCAATTCTACATTAGTATCGGTGCTATGGGAGAGATGTGATGGAAAGAGTAACAAAAGTCCTTCTTCAGGATGGAAGTTCCAAGTCTTTGAGTTCAGGATGTTGTAGTCCTTAATCATCGGATCTAGAGTGCATGTTTTGAACGTTGACACCTCTTGTGGAGAATGAAGATAGATTTTACCTCCACCATTCTCAGGCAAGTTCAAGTATAGCACACCACTGACGAAAGAGTTTGGATGCATGTGCTTTACAGCATAATCACCCTTTCGATGCAGATTAATCCAAGAGGAAGCATGGACTGCAGTTCCTTGAGCAAGTGCCAATGCTTCATAAAGATAGTAATCAATATAACCTTCTATCTGTGCCTTAAGTGTAGAAAATTTATCTTCCAATAAAATTTTCTTGTTGGCAGAACCATATCCTGCATTGTCATTCGCATAAGGAGTGTAATGCACATCTCTAACAATATCTCTATCCACCTCAATCCTTGTGGCAAGAACTGGAGTGGAAAATAGTGGAAATACTTCAGCGTCCATATTCAATGTTTGTAGTTACGACAAGTCTTCTGTCAGAGATATGATTAGTAGAACTAGAGTGAAAATGTTTGCCATCAAATATAACCATTTTATTCGCTTCGGGTGTTATTCTCTTTTTGATAGTAAAAGGAAACTCTCTGATATCTTCTAAATCATCATCTTCATTTGGATTGTAATCCTCAAGGGTTTCATTATAAACGATTGAATCCCCATCACTACTCTCAACATAATATAAACAAGTATAGTGAGGATAATTATAATCTAGATGTGGGTTATGTATCTTCTCTTCACTATATTGAAGTCCCCAACCAAGTCTCATTCTAATTAAGTCTTGTGGATTGCAGTTGAGATACTCTTTCAAATATAAAAACAAAGGATAAACAACGGGAACAAAGGTAGAACGATGTCCCGTATCCCTGTTCCAAAACATATGACAGAATCCATGGTTTCTTGGCAGTTCTGTGCCATCTAGATTTTTTACATCATAGGTAACGTCTTCAAGGTATGCTAGAGGAAAAGCATCTGACGTGATTTCCTCCAGCATGTACTTGTGAAGAACCTCTGGTAAAAAATTTTCAATTACTAGGATATCATCCATCAACCAAAAGTAGAGTCTGGTTCCAGAGCAATATAATAAGTCAAGTCACCTTTCTTGCTAGTGAATCGTGCCAGCAGTTTCTGAGAAACAACCACATCATAAGAGACAGGAAGAATCTTGATGTTCTCAACTTTGAAGTTGAAAGAGAAGTCAGTTTCAGTTTCACCCACAATAATAGAGAAGACATTAGAAGTGTCATTCTTCTTATCGTGGACAACCAGTTTAACAACACCTGCTTCACCAATAGCAGACAAGTCTGGCAGTTGATACACTGCTGCTGCTTTGAGCAGTTTGTCCAGTTGTTCTGGTTTCAGTTCAAAGCAAACATCTTCACTAGGAAGGTTGATTGCTTTCTCAGGAGGGGTGACAATAACATTAGGATCGGCAAAGAAATACTTTGAACGCATCTTGCCTTCACGAATAACAACGTATCCGTCCTGAGCAAAGTCCAGTTCAGGACTCTTGTGCAAACTCAAACCACTAAGGAACTGGTTCAAGTCATAGATACCAAAGTCCTTCATGAACTCTTCATCCACAGTTGCTTCTGCAAGGATGTTCTTCATTACACTAATGGTACGAAGTTTGTTACCCTCTTTGAACAGGATAGACTGATTGATAGAAGAAAAGTTCTTCAGGACAGAGAGGGTTTTTTCAGACAGTTTCATAGGGTTGCGGATTTTCATCACTGAGGGTAGGTTTCACGTTTTGCATTCTTGTCGTTGAAATGCATCAGAAGTACAGCATAATGCAGAATCTTCATGATATCACGACGGGCAGTGCCTTTCTTATCATATCGTGATGCATACTTGAGGATATTGCTGCGGCAGAAGGATTCACCATCGCCACATGCTTCAATCAAATCAAGGGTTTGAACAGCATCATCGCCAGCAGAATAGTGCTGATTGTATGTTGAGGAAATATAGTCTTGCAGTTCTTTTAGAATACTCTCTTCACTGTACTTAAATCGATTGGGATTGTTGCTAGTAGTCATGTTAAGATTAAGGTAATCTTCAAACAAACCACCAACAACACGAGATGCCGTGTAGTTTGTACTGAAGTTAATAGTATCAGGTGCGGCATAGGGATTGCCAGTCAGACTGAACCCATCACCTTCCCAGAAATCGTTCCAGTCTTCTTTTGTTGCTTCACTTACGTTGCCACCAAGAGTAACAACATCATTCTTTAGTTCATCCATAGCGTCGGACAAGAAATTCCATGCGTTAGTCATAATTTAGTATATCACTGAGAGGAGCGTGTGTCAATGTATTCCTTAATGGTATCTTCGGAAGGCATCACGAAGTCAGCATCAACTTTATCGTACAGTTCCAGGAATGCCTGCTTGGTTTCATCATCAAAACGATTGACACAGACTTGGATTGCCTTTGCCTTGTCTCCGAAGATGTTGAATGCTTGAACAATATGGACTAGACGACGGGTGCTGATGATTTCTTCAATACCACCATCATAGAAGGTTTTACGGATGATGTCTGCCCAGTCGGCAAGACGCTTACAGAACTCACCATCAGAGCAGAGTTTGTTGAGAATCTTGGTTTCAATAGCAGAAGTAGGATACTCTTGCTCGAAAGTGACAGGGAAACGCTCAAGGAATGCCTCGTTCAGGACATTAGTACCAATGAAGCGTCCATCATCAGAACCTTTACCCTTAGTGTTGGCAGTGGCAATGACGTTGAATCCGTTCTTAGGAGTAACCCACTTACCAATCTTCTTCAAGAAGACACCCTTACCCTCCAGGATAGATTGGAGACACAGAATCTTATTGGATGCCAAGTCAATCTCATCCAGAAGGAGCACAGCACCACGCTCCAATGCTTCAATCACAGGACCGTTATGCCAAACGGTGTTGCCATCAATGAGACGGAAACCACCAATCAAATCATCCTCATCAGTCTCGATGGTGATGTTGACGCGAATCAGTTCCCTTTTTGTTTGGGCACACGCTTGCTCGACAGAGAACGTTTTACCATTGCCCGAAAGACCCGTGATGAACGTAGGGTAGAATACACCGGACTTAATAATTTTTTTAATATCTGTGAAATTACCAAACTGGACGAAGGAATCATCTTTCTGAGGAATGAGGTTCTGTTCAACGGCAGGCATCGCCGCAGGAGCAGTATAAGATACTTCCAGTTCTTCTACAGTCTCCTTTGTTACTTCAAGATTCCACTTACCACGTCCAATTTTGTAATCAGACAGTTTGTTAGTAATGGTTTGATAGTTGTGCCCGTTCATGGCACACCACCCGCGAATGTCACCAGAAGTTACCTCAGAACCAAAGGAGGACTGAAGAGAGGTGACGATGAAGTCGGCGGACAGAGGCATTAGTCGTTTGTTTGAACTGAAGTTATTATATACGAAAAAGGGGGCAGTTCGCCCCCCTGGTGTTCACTTTGCAAATCGTCCATACTTGAACTTCATTGCTTGCAGCATCCACGCTTGAGCAAGACTCTTCGGACCCTCCTTAAGGACTTTTCTTACCCTGGGATCGCTCTCACACTGGAGAGCTATTTCTTTCCAATTCATCTTCATGCTACTAGAGAGATAAACTCTCCCAATACTTTTTTATTTAGTTTCTTAGTCTTCAAACTTTTGGCAAATGCTGACTTAATCTTAGATTTGGTGGCACCTTCATCAACTTCAAACTCTGCATTTTCAGAGAGAACAGAAGAAGAGAGTCCAAAATAAGCATCATATCCAGCATCTTTGATGCAGAAACTACGTTGCTTTCTCCACTCAGAATGAATCTTAGTATATTTTTCACTGTTCTGCGAATGATACAATTTGATGAAGTGATTGGCATCACGAGGAGCAAGAACACGAATACCAACAAAATTGACATTAGGGAAGTTATCCTTCAGATTCCTCAACATCATATCAGTGAACTCATGATAGCAATAAGGAACTTTGTAAGTTGTACCAATCTTCCTATCACGAATATAAGACTTCTCAGCATTTAGACGACGTGTTCCAATATAAGGTTCATAACCATTTCCACGACGAATCTCAACCGTATAATTAAGTTGATTTGCTTCACCATCAGTCAGAACAATACACTGAACCTTTTGCAATTTGTTTTCATTCTGGAACTGAGGAATGATGTGACGAAGTGACAGAAGTGCTTCGTTCAAAGGAGTTCCAGAAAGACTGAGTTGTTCAGGAATAGCATAATTTGCATGATAGACATTTGAATAGTGATTAGCAATACGCCACATGTTAATCATTTGACTCTCAAACTCTCTGGAAGGACACTTACTAGAGAGAATATTCATCATAGTAAAGTCTTCACTGATATGAAGTTGATTGGGTTTTGTAATATCATAACGACTCTTGATGTTCCTAGGAAGATACTTCTCAGTCTTAACGTCATAGACAGGACGCTCCCACTCATTTGAGAATGCATAAACCTCAAAAGGAATATTCACTTTCTTGCAGAACCAAATCAAGTTATAGAGTTGCTTCAACGTATCCTGAAGAACAGGACCCATGGAACCACTCCAGTCAAGGACAAATACAAGTCCATGATTCTTACCATCTGCTAGCGTGGTGACTTTTTTAAACAAGTCTTCATTATATCGATAAGTGTGTAGCTTAGTTGTATCGAGCACTCCAGTCCGACTAGTAGTAGCACGAGCATAAGCGTCTGCGGATTTACGGCACTCGAATTCTTTGACAAGATAATTTACCTCCTTTTGGGCAGAACGTTTGAATTTGACATACTCAGTGTCAGCAGTTTCAAAAATATCAATAGTGAAATGCTCTGAGTAAGCATCAAAGAAATTGTTAATCAATTCATGAACATCACTATTTTTAGCAATGACTGCATCAATATCCACCTTAGTAAAGTCGATATAGCAGTTATCCCTAGAGTGCTCATTCACCAAGTCACGAAGGTTCTCCTCAAGACTATCTGCAGTCTGAACATCAGGTTCTTCTTCAGATTTTGTCTCACCATCAGTAGCGGACTCATTGATAGGTTGAACATCATCAGATGATTCATCAGAGTCTGGAGCAGGTGGTTGCTCAGTCATTTCCATCTCAGTATCACCCTCACCAGGATTGCCCTGAGGCATCTCAATATCTTGCTCCTTCTGAGGATTATTCTGTTGCTCTTTGCAGTAGAGATAGAGTTTCTCTGCAGCTTTCAATGCATCTTCAAATGTCTCACATTCAGATACCATTTTGAGGATGACTTCCTCTTCACCAGAGTTGATGGGGATATTAACAAAGTTACCAATCTTGAAGTACAGATTCAACCTGTCAGCAAGATTCATCTTATCGATGTTCTCATCTTTAATATTAAAGAAATCATCCTGATTCAGTTCTTGATACCCACGATAAAAAGTCTTAGAGATGCCAGCATACTTACGCTTCATCAGTTTTTCAATACGAGCATCCTCAACCACATTCACAAACTGCGGAGGAATAGAGAATCTCTCCAACCAGTTCTCATCAGGAGTAAACAAAGCATGTCCAACCTCATGCCCAACAAGCATGTCATAAACGAAACTGCTTGCCTTCTCCCACAGAGGAAGCGTCAACACACGAGTGTGGACATTGAACTGTGCAGTTTGCACCTGGCGATGCTCAACCACCAAGTCTTCAGTGGCAAGAAGTTTTGCAAGTTGAGATTTGACTTCAGGGCAACCGTACATTGTGTTCCTTTCGTATGTACACATAATACGACGAAACCGCCCTGTCAGAGCGGTTCATGTGACGCTTTTTAAATTGGCGCAGTGCTTCTTTACGTGCCCTCATCGCTTGCGGTTTGAGTTTACGCTTTTGTTCTTTCTTAGAGTGGTGTTGCCAGTTCGGGATAGAGGTGCTCAATGTCCTTCCTGTAAGCGTGTTTTAAAATATGTATAAGTTCTGGTGTCAATTCCACTCCAGAACCTTCATCTTTCGACTTTGGATACTTTACGTTGTCATCAAACTTCAAGTCAATACCAACTATGCCACTTAACCAACTGGCAAAATCCTCACCAAACTTATTCTCAAACTTCCATACCTTAGTATTGTTTCTTAAGAAGTCTACTTGTGGACGATACCAGTTGTATGCCTCATCCCATGGAAGGTTTTTTATCATCTCAGAGAATAAGAACTCATCCTCCAGAACTGATTGAATGTTTCCGCCGTATGTTCTCTTGAGATAAATTGATGCTGACTTAAATCGAGTGAGGGGATTTCTAATTACAGAAAAATGTGGGATACCCTGCACATCCAAATACTTTTCATAGTGACTTCTATGAAAATGAGCAAGTTCAACACCATGCACAACGGACATAACACCTAGTCCTGTATCCATGTGACTTTCATCCCAGACACAATCATTGTTTGCTAAGTTAGCTTCTATGAAACGTCCTGCTGTTCTAGGAATATGAGCAAAGAAAAATCTTTTACCTGTTGGAGTATGTCTATACGTTGGCACGACTGAATCCTTTAATCTTTTCAAACTTGATGCACTCTTCAAACCTATCTTCCATCCCCTGCTTGTGGGAGATGACAAATACGTTTGCATCCTGAATAACAAAACGGATAATCTTCAGGAACTCTTCAGTGCCAAATCCATCAAGAGAACTGTCAAACACCTCATCCATGATGAGTAGATTGGTGTTAACAGAATTCTTCATCCTTGCCACCTCTCTCCAGGTGAACAAGAGTGCTAAGTCGATTCTCATCTTCTCTCCCTCGCTGAAAGAAGCATAAGAGAAGTCCTCGTGAATTGGAGACTGGACGGTTTCGTTGAATTCCTCATCAAGAGTGAAGTTAATAAAGAAATCCATCATCTGAAGATAACGGTTAACTTGCTGATTTATCAGCGGTAGGTACTTCTTAATGATTTTGGTTTTGACTCCACCGTCTTTAAGCAGACTATACGCAAAATCGTAATAGTCAATAGTGTCTCTACGTTGAGCGAGTTCTTCGTAAGTTTCTTTTAAGTTGTCTTTGAAGGTTGCTAACTTCTCATGCTCAGTATTTCTGTTTGCAAGGTTGTCGGTAACTCTTTGAATTTCCGATTCCAGATCTCTGACTTGTCGTTGACATCCAGCGATCTTAATATTGTTTTGAGAAATGCCATGCGTTAGGGAAGTAATCTCCTTTGATAGAATAGAAAATTGACGCTCTCGCTCTTCTTCTCTATTAATTGCCTCCTCCAGTTCTTTAAAACCAGATTGCAACTCCTTTGCTTTATTTTGAGCGTCGGTAATTCTATTTATTCTGAACGTCTCTTCAATCGCCTGATCGCAAGTAGGACAAACCGTATTTTCGGTAAAAAATTTATGTTCCTTCGTAATGGTTGATACTTTGTTAGAAATCTTACCCTTAAGGTTTCCAAGTGTACGAAGTTTTTCAGTAGCACCTACAACTTCTTCAATATCAATATTCAACTTGGTAACATCTTTTTCAATATCTTGATTGGAGTTAATCAGTTTATTTTCTTCTACCAAAAGGTTCTCAATTCTCTTCTCCTTGTTCTTAATATCACACTCTGCATTCGTCTCAAGTTCAGTGATAAAATTCTGTTGCATCTCAACTTTATCACTTAAAGATTCTTTCTTCAGTTGAAAGACTTTAATCTCATCTTTTACTGTACGAATCTTATCTTTGATAACCGTATTCATCGTTGAGAAGATACGAATATCAAGCAAATCTTCAATCACATCCCTGCGATTGTTTGCAGACAGTTGCATGAAAGGAACAAACGTGCTACTACCCAAAATCACAATCTGAGTGAACGACTTGTAATTCATCTTGATTACAGTCTGCTCAAACCATTTCTGCTGATCGACAGCAGATGCTGCCTGATCTAAAGGTTCATCATTTCTGTAAATTTTGAACAGATTAGGTTTGATTCCTCTTTCTACTTTCCACTCAACTTCACCAATATTAAACTCTACTTCAACAACACAATCTTTCTCGTTTGTTGTATTGATAAGTTGTGGTTTGTTAATTTTACGGAATGCCTTTCCATAAAGGGCAAAGCACAGAGCATCCAGAATCGTACTCTTGCCAGCACCATTACTACCAATAATTAAAGTTGTAGAGTGTTTATCAAGAGCAATTTCAGTGAACTGATTGCCAGTGCTCAGAAAATTTTTCCAACGAATTGTCTTAAATGTAATCATAATCTGTTTCTGGCGGAATCACCACGTCATTTTTTGTAATTACAATGTATGGGTAGTCATGCAATTCACATGTCTTTATCATCACCTCATCGTCTACTTCGATGATGTGCATTTCGGGAGAACCTCCCTCTTCTAACATCATAGCATATCTTATCGCATCGTCTTCCTCTGCAAACAAATATAATATCTGTTCTCCAGTTTCATCGGGGACTGAGTATGCTCCCTCAGTCTCCTTACCATAAATCGTTAAAATATACATTACACCAGTTCACATGCCTCTTGATAGACACTTCGTACAAAGTTTTGTAGTTTTGCCTTATCAAGAGTAAACTCTGCCTCCTCAATATACCTATTAAGAATTGAGAGAGTGTCTTCTGATTCAAATGCTTCAAATGACTCATCATCAATGACTTGGAAGTTTTCCACAATCTTCAAGTCAGACACACCTGCAGCGTACAGTTTGTCAATGAACTTTTCAAACTTCTTACTATCAGACTTCTTGCGAACAATAACTTTGACAATCTTGTCATTGAACTCACTAACATCAAACATTTGATGTGGAGTGTCTTCATAGTAGACGTTGTAGAACATCCTATAAGGATTATCTACATGAAAATGTTCAAGAGTCTCTGTGTCAAAGATGGTGAATCCTCTCCTATCACCGACATCGTTCCAGAACATTTCATACGGATTTCCCAAGTAATAGATCCGTCCATCATCCGATCTAGTGTGGTAGTGACCGCTGAAGACATGGCTGAACTTCTCAAATAACATGCTCGACATACCATGATCCATGATGCACCCACGATGAGCTCTAAATCCTGTGAGTTCAAGGTGCCCCATCGCGCACGAGCTAGTTGTACTTTGAATAAGTTTGAGAGTTTCTTCTTCATTTTCCTGATTTATCCATGGAATGAACAATACATTTAACTTATCTATCACAACTTCCGTTGCTTTAGAATAGGTGGTTACATTATCATACTCACGAAGAAGCAAATCGACGGCATTGACTTCGTTTGTATTCTTATAATATGCTGTATGATTTCCAACAATCGTATGGATATGAATTCCCATATCCGCAAGACGATCGTAGTAATTGTTTTTTGCCCAGGACAATGCAGAAAAGTCGATACCCTTGCGACTGTCAAAGGTATCACCCATGTCTACAATCGTAGTGATACCATGTTCCTCCAAATAAGGGAAGAAGATATCGTTGTAGAATTTTAAAAAGTAATCGTGAAACAGTTTGGAATTCTTACGAGCACCAAAGTGTTGATCTGTGATGATTGCTATCTTCATCAATACCGCAATTTTGCGTGAACATTATCCTTGATGCTATTGTAATCAGAATAGTTCGATCCGTCAAGAGTATTGTTGTCGTCAAACACCTCACTATATCCAGAGCGTTCAATAATCTTGCTCTTGATTTCTAGTTGCTTTTTCTCTCTTTGGATTCTGCGGAGAAACGCATAATGAATGATTTGCGTAAAGTAAGCAAAAGGATTTTGGGATTTCTCAGGATTAAAATTATGAATGTAGAGAACGCAATTTTCGATTCCATCAGAAATCATGTCCTCCTTGAACATGTAGTTAACAAAGTTTGGTTTGAATGACAGGTGGTTAGCAATCTTTAGGAAACACTCTCCAATGTAGCGAGGGATGGGAGGTTTAGTGTCCCACTTGCTGCCTCTGTCTTCTTTCGTTGGTTCTCTACCAAACTTCTGAATAAAAGTTCTTTCTACATCATTACGATATTCTACCAAGGCAGCAAGAAACTCTTTGTTATTGACGTAGTGTTCTGATTTCTTTCTTCTTGTCATACCTGGAGTAATCATAACGCTATCTCATCACTATGTATAGATTATATCATCTAAGGTAACACTTGACAAGTTCTGTATAACAAGTAGAATACCTTTGTTGGGGTTAAAGAGACAGATCTAGCTACTAAGAGTTTTTATATATCTTTTCAAGTAATTCTTTAGTATCATTTACTTTTCCTAGATAACCCATCTTTCGATTGAGTTCTGGAGAACCTTTCTGTCTGCTTTCATTTGTATTAACATAATGTTGATACATGAATATCATTTCAATATCTGAAGATTCAGACATCGTAAGAACATCAACCATGTTGATGATAAACATATCTTCATTAGTTGTCTTTAGCCAGGGTTCCATCTTGTAACCCATGACTCCCATCTTTCCTTTTACTTCTTGAATGATGATTGGATTAGAAACGACTAACATCGTTCTATCATCTTCTACTTCTGCTGCTACTTTACAGAAGAGTTCTTCACCAGTTTTAAGTTTAATAGTTGCATAAAAGTCGTCTTCCATCATTTTTTTAGTTGGATAGTGATTATCTCATAATTAAATTTTTCTTCGTTATAGGTTTTAATCCTTTCGATAAAGTGATTTAGTGTGTAGTTACGTCTGGACTTGGTTGAACAATCATCAGAGATGTCGTACAGAGTTGCTTTTACTTTGTCTTTTCCTTTTCTAAGAACTCGTCCAATACTTTGAAGATTACGGATTCTTGACTTACTTGGAGAGGCAAAGATAACGTTATGGAGGTTTTTAATATTGATACCTGTAGAAAAAGTTCCATAAGAGGCAACGATGATAGCGTTGGATTCTCGTTCTGTGATTTCTCTTACTTGTTCCCTTTCTTCTGCGTCTACTCCGCCATGTACAAAAAATAATTTACGAGTATCATGTTTCTTTTTATTTATTAAATCATACAACACTGCCCCATGTGCTTCGACTCTAGCGAAGAGTATGAGAGTGTTACCTTTCAAATCTAGAGAAAGATTAGTAATAAATTTATTGCGTTGTTCGTGAGAGATTAAATACTGTATCTCATCCTCATAAGTGTCAAACGTTTGTGGTGGATGTTTAAGTACAAGACATTGAATATCAAGTTGTGACAAGTGTCCTTGTCTCATCAACTCATCAGTTCTAGTTACCTTGTATGACGGTCCAAACAGTCCCTCTAACACCCATTTATGCGTCTGTGTGCCGTCTAGTGTTCCAGTGAAACCAAATCGATACTTTGCATGATGAAGTTTAGTCATGATGTTAATCAATGACTTGGACTTGAATAAATGTGCTTCATCGCCTATAATGCAACCATAGTCTTCAAAGAAAGAACGTTCTAGTTTATATACGGACTGCCAAGTTGTAATTGTCACTGGAGCATCATTACTTTTTTCTCTACCAGAATAGATACGGTGACAGTATGACTCAGCGTCCCAACCATAATCAAGAAAATCTTTATACATCTGTTCTACAAGAGATGTCGTTGGAACAACTAGAAGGATTTTTTCTCCTTTGTCAACGTAGTATCTTACGAGAGAATAAATCATCAACGATTTGCCAGAAGCAGTGGGAGATATCAATAGTTTTCTATTATGCTTTAGGGCACCGTATACTCCCTCAACTTGGTACTTCCTGGGAGTATGAGCACAAATGGAATGCATATAATCCTTGACACCCTCTTCTGAGATGTGTTCGTTCTCCTCATAAGGAGTGCCATAATATTTGTTTTCCTCAAACTTATAACTGTATCCATAGTTCTTGCAGAAGGATACAATCTTATCTAACAGTCCGACGTAGATTTGTTTGGAACGCATATCAAAAAGATGAATCTCTCCGTTCCAATTTCTACCACGGTACTGTGGCATAAATTTTGCATTAGGAACCTCAAACTTAAAGTGATCTCTAAGTTCGTATTCAATATGAGGTTCAGTATTGATTTTTAAAAATACTTCGTTGGATTTTGAAATAACAAGATTTGCAGTCGTGTCAATCACATAGATCCATTCATCTGTGAATATTTATGGAGCAGTGTCTAGTGCAATATTACCTGAAATTGTAATTCTATCTTCCTTACAATTGAAGAATGGATGAACTGCATGTGGCAATTGTGCGGGGAAAAACAAAATAGTTCCCTCACTATTTTTATCCAGATAGTATGATTTTGGATTTACTCTACCTAAAATATCTTGAGGATAGAAAACAAAGTTAGATGATGCCTGATCGTTAGTGTAAGCAGAATGCTCTAACTTATGCTGCTCTCTCCAATCTGTTGGAATTTGCATCCAAACTACAAAAGAATATACTGCAGCATTATGAATATGATATGGGTTGAACTCATGTTCTCTTTGATAGTTAACCCAAAAACTATTCAGTTTGTATGGATGTCTATGATTAACGGGAACTTCATTTCCCATATTTTGAAAAGTTCCTGCGTATTGATGGCAAAGAGGTTCTAAAACATTTAACCAAAACCAGTCATTCTCATCTTCCATCAACCAACTATTAGAGAGGTTGCCTGCAAGTTTCTTTCTAAAGTCTGTTGTCTGTTTATATTTGTCAACTGTTTTCCAAAGATATTCAATGGCTTCATCCTTTAACTTGGCTTCTAACCAACCAAGTTCATTTGGAAATACTGCTTTAATATCTTCTTCAATCATATTACATTTCAGTAAACTTATATTCTAGCATGATTCTCTGCAATGAGTCACGCAGATACCACAAATGTTCTTGTTCCATAGGGTGTCTAGCAGGAGAACCCTCCCAGGTTTCAATCCTCTTCATGACACAATGGTGTAAAAGACGAACATCCTGAATAGTTAAACCAACTGTATAATCTGGTTCTTCCTTTTCCATTATTCGACTCTAAAACGGTATTCGAGCATAATTCTTGTTAAAAAACCATCCAAGGTTTCAAGACTTTCTTTTTTATCTGAATCGTGGTGGCAGTTCTTTGCTGCATCTCTAACTGATTCTGTGATGAGGGAAATGTCTTCGATACCCAAGTCAAGAGATATGTAAGGAATATTCTCATCGAACTCTTCATTTTGAAAAATTAAGTCGTCATTCATCATCCTAGTCCTGCGTTAAATCTCATAAATTCGATTGCGTTCTTAATTTGATAAGTGCGGTTAGTAATTTGTTTTAGAATACTTTCAATGTATACTAACATCGTTTCGTAGTAGTCTATCTTCAAACACACTGTAGACAATTTTTCGTCAGCGTCAAGGTACTTCTGCATTGTGTCCTTGTCGCGAATTTTTTTAGGAAACGGGTTCTCTATGTATACATCAGGATCTGCTTTACCACTGAAGTATTCATACCGTTCGTGTCGAATATTTTTCTTCTGCTGTTCTGCCTTCTTTCTCATTAGAAAGATGGTATTGTATAATTCAAAATACTTCGCGTGAAGTGAGGGAATGTTAGTAGACTCATTGTGTAGATTATCCATGTCAATCTTTGAGTCTTTCTCCCACATCTCTTGAAGTTTATCAAGATCAATCATAAATGTTAGTCAATATCGTATATAGTATACTTGAAAGATACCTCAGCGGTAAAGTATTGATAGTCCTCACTAGTAGCATCAAAATCTAATGCTGACAGACTGTAAGGAAATAAGTCTTTGAACTTGACTTTCATAACTGTATTATAACTGCTTCCAAGAACTTGTAAAGTTCCATCGGACACAATATTCAAAAGAGATTTGATTGGTTGATTGAAATCATTAACTTCCTCTTTCTGCAGTTGAATAATTTCATCTAGAGTTTCTGGATATCCTAGTCCACGAATCCAGTTGAAAATCTCTTTGTAGTTCTCTAAATTTTCATCTACCAAAAAACGGAAGGTGAAATCTTCAAATGTAATTTTGTCACCTGGTTGAGGAATGTTTTTCAGGTAGGTTGGTTGTTCAGCAATACCCAATTGCATTGATGGGATGTTTGCACTATTACCTAAAAACGCTACTTTAGGTGCCCTGTTCAAGGTTAATTTAAAACCTTGAGGTGATAGAAAATTCCTATTTTCTACCTGATTATCATATGGGCTTCTGGTGGCAGTCATTTATCCTTTCTAGTTATTTAGATAAAAAAAGGGGAGTCCGAAGACTCCCCTTGCACTTCCTTCACACGTAAGGAAATTATATCACATGAGGTTCTTAACAGCAACTCGTCTGTAGTAACGGTTTGCGTTGATGTGCAGAGCGCCGAGTCCCTGGTTGGTTCCTTCAGCGAATGGGTTAGCAACAAGACCGTAACGAGTCTTGAAGCCAATCTTGGGCTGGAAGGAGTTCTCTCCAACTGCACGAACCATCTGAAGAGGAACGTATGGGCAGTAGAAGATACCAGCGTCATAAGGAGAAGTACCCTTATAACCGACGACGTAATACTGGTTACCAGGAGTTCCGTTGCCAGAAGTCAGGTTAGCAGCATAAGGATCGATGTAGACTCTGTACTTACCTTGCAGGACACCTGCGAAGGTGTTACCAGTGTCATCGACGGTGAGGTTAGCGTTGAGTGCAGGGGTGTAATCCAGAACACCAGCCATGGTGAGTGCAGATGCTACGTCTGCGGAACACAGGATGATGTTGCCCTTTCCTCTACGAGTTCTTTGTGCGATAGCGTTCGCATCTCTCTCGATTTGGAACAGGAGTCCCTTGAACTTCTCAACACTCCATCTGCCGTTAGAGTCAACGTCTAAGTCGAAGACGCCAGCGGTAGCGGTGTTTTGTACAGCACCTTGCTCAGCAACCTTGTAGATGGTTCTGATGACTTCACGGTTGATTTCAGCAAGAATCTCAGTGCTAAGGATGTTAGCGAGTTCTGCTTCAGCGTTCAATCCGTGGATTGCCTTCAGATCCTGTGCCAGTTCCAAGGAGTACTCAGCTTTGAGTGCTCTGGACTTAGCGGTAACGGTGACTTTCTCGATAGAGAACGCCATCTGGTTGAATGCATTAGCACCTGTGTTCAGGTTCTCAGCATCACCAGTTACCATCCCTTGTCCAACGTTGTAACCGATGGAGGATGCAGTACCAGTTGGGTTCAGGACAGCGGGGTTGGAACCAGACTGACTGGTTGTACCCATACCAGCTGCACCATCGGTGAAGCCGCCTTCTTGATCGCGTCCGAAGTCCTGTCCAGAGAATGCGGAATCGACTTCATCATAGAAGGTTTCCGAACCGCTCTGATTCTGATAGCGGGAACGCATTGCGAAGATGAGTCCAGTAGGACCGCTCATTGGTTGAACTCCAGCCAGATCGTATGCGATCAGGTTAGGCATGGAGCGTCTGATTAAGGAAATCAGAACGGGGTCGAAACCAGCGGTAGGACCAGCAGCAGCGGAACCGCCACCGAAACCACCTTCAGCACCAGCAGCGTTAGCAGCGTTGGTGGGGGTTTCCATAAGCATTCCACCTTCGTTGAAGGCAGACTGCTCACGCATGAATTTTTCTTGGTTTTCGAGCAGGACGGCAGTAACTGCCTTTCTGTGGGAATCCTTAATAGGATCGAGTCCCTCATAGTTGAGGAGAGGTGCCCACTTTTCCTGCAGATGCTCAGATTGGAACATTTGCTTTACCTAAAATAGTTAAAAAAGTTTGTATTGGGTTTGAATTATGTTAAATTCAATCACTTACTAATGTTGCCCATGGTTCTCAGATAGTGAGCCATTGCGCCAGAATGAGTTACGGGTGCAGTGTCAACACCTTCGGAGAGGGTTTCGGACTTAGCAGTGGTAGGAACCTTGGAAGAGAAATACGACTCCTTCAGGGTTTCCAGTTTTTCACGATATTCTTCTTCACTTTCAAACTCAACACCTTCGGAAAGTGCCGCGAGCTTCTCTTTCTGTGTCTGTGCAAGACCTTCAGAGACTTCATCCAGGATTCCATCAGCAACCGACTCAGAAAGACGCTTGTTGAGGGAGATATTCTTCTCGATTTGCTCGTTGAGTTTTGTCTCCATATCATCAAGTTTTTCTACCATACTCTCAAGTACATCATACTTATCTTCAGGGATTGTTACATAATGTTCTTCAAAAAGACTCTTCATTCCGCCAAGGAATGATTCAGTCATCTCAGTCTTGAGTCCTGCCTCGACTGCAAGAGCGTTCTCATTGAACCACTCGTCAGAGACATACTCAAGGTAGGAATCAACACGCTCTGCGAGTTCTTCCTTAGCTTCTGCTACTTGCTCGTCAAGAGCAGCAGCATACTTTGCTTCGATTTCTTCTTTAATAGATGCAACCTTTGCATTGATTGCTGCTTCAAAGATGGTTTTTGCCTTCTCTTTGAATTCCTCGGAGAGTTCTTCACCACCGAGAAGAGCATTGACATCTTCTTCGATGTCATACTCAGATTCAGCAACAACTTCCTCTTCAGTAGTCTCTTCTTCAGCGACTACTTCGTCAGTTGTTACCTCTTCCTCTTCGATGGTTTCTTCGGTATCGAGTTCAGTCTCTTCCATGGATGCCTTACTACCTGTCATGGGCATAGCAGCTTTTGCTCCTTTGTTAACTACATCCTTAACTTGCTTAAGGGTGCCACCGGGAGTCTTCAGCTTTGCTGAATCGTCATCGGTTCTGTAGTTCTCGGGGGTAGGACCTCCAAGATCTTCGTAACTACCAGTTTGTCCTGGGGTGGAACCTGTCAGTCCTGCCATTGCCTCTCCTGCTTTAGCGTTTGCGTTTACAGCAGTTTTGGATTGCGTAGTGCCAGCTTCCATTTCTTGTAAATTTTTGTCACGCGACATTTGAACTCTCCGATTTTACCGTATTAAATCTATATTTATTTATAAATTAGAATATTTAATGATTGTCAATATCAAAGGTTATTGAGAAAGGAATTGAACAAGTCCAACTTCTTCTCATCCAGTTGTTTCTGGGTAACTAATGTGTTAATTTCTTTGTATGTTTTTTCGACATACTTCTCACGAAGAATGCCTCCATCCCATACCCAATCCTTACCTTCCATAATGCCTTCAACAAAAGCATCAGGGGCAGAAGGATCGGCAACAATATCAGCAGCAGTTGCTAACATGAAGTCGTCACCGACAACATTGATTCCCTCTTTCGTCATCTTCAGAGAACCAATACCTCTAGAAGACACTCCGAGTTTTACACCTTCTTCAATAAGAGAAGATGCAATCTTACCCATGGGTGTATTCAGAAGTTTTGCTTTTCCAACAAAGTTGGAACCACTTTCTTTCAGAGAAACAATTTTATGTGAAACTCTGTCTAAGTTGACGGTAGGACCGTCAGGATGTCCGAGTTCACCAAGTGCTCTGCCTGCTTGGACATGATTTTCATTGTAACGAGAAACTTCCTTACGAAGAGTCTCCATAGGGTACATTCTACCATTACGGTTTTTGATGTTACCCTGAAGGAATACGCCTTCAATATACATGGATTTCTTGCCGTTCTTTTGCTCGACAAGAAACTCTACTGTTTCGATTTCTTCTCTAATGAGTTTCATTTTAGGCAATTCCTGTGGTTTGAACGGGTTGAACATGAATAGAACCGCCAGTACCATAGGAAATGGCAGCGACTTTGACGGAGGAAATCAATCGTGCATCAGTTGCACTGAAGTCAGTAATAATTCCTGAAGTATTTGCAGTTAGTGTTACTCTAGTTTGATGGAATCCATCTACACCAGAAGTAGTGTCAACGGAAGCAACAGCAACGTGTGCCAAATCAGTGGTATATTGGGCATCACTGATTCCGCTTGCTTGAAGGGTTACAAATTCACCAACACCAAATGGCATTTGGGTTCCTTCTGGACAGGTAACAATAGTTGTTGTACCAGTTGTAATTCCAACAACTCTTTGGGATGCCTTAGTGACACCGATACCAGCAGAAGTTCCAGCAGGAATAACATAATCACTTAAGGATGCTGTAGGATCTCCACCAACAGCAACATATGCATCAGTATTGAGAGCAGTAATTCTCAATACACTCGATGTAACATTAATTGCACCCGTCTTTGCAGACGTGCCTGTAGTCGCAATACTTGTTCCTGCACCAATCGGTTTATGCGCCATTATCCTTTAAAGTTCATTTATAATAGTTATTTATTCTTCTGTATCTTCCACGTCATCTACATCTGCTTCACCATCAATTTCGGTGTCGCCATCTTCAATCTCCAAACCAGAGTCATCTCCGAATAAAGAGTTTGCAGCAACTGGACGGAAAGCGTCGATTCTTTCGGCAGACTTAGCGAAAAGAATATCCTTGATTTTATCGCTGATTTGTGATGGACTTTCGTCCGACACAATCATATCCATAAGTTCATCCATTTTTTAATACCTTTGGTTGTGTGTATTTATAACTAGATTTCGCCCCCTTTGGGCATCTTGATTTCTGGTGCTTCTACAGAAGAGTCATCAATCTCAGGTTCCATTACTGGTGCTCCTAAATCACCACCACCTGCTACTGGTTGTCCAGTCGCAGGATCTACCATCATTTCTGCAGGATCTGGAATTACTCCATCCTTGATTTCTTGTGCAATCAAATCATCCTGCTCAATAATTTCTTCATCGGTTTGACGGAGAACCTTACGGCGAATATAATCTTGAGAATAGTATTTGCCAATATATGGTTCTGCACTCTGAAGAAGTCCAAGTCTTTCTTGCATGAGTTCCGATTCTTTCAGTTCACTGAAGTGGTTGTCATACAGGAAGTCATATTGAATATGCTCACTCATCAAGTCCCAATCTTCGGGAGTGATGACATTCTTGAGTAACAGTTGAGTTCTCAAAATATCATTGAACATGTTAGAGAATCTCTTTCTCAAACGTCCAACAAACTTGCTGAATTTGACTTCATCTCTCAGAATTTCGGAAGAACGTCCAAGATTGAAACCACCCTCTCCTTCAATTCTAGATACGGGTACGTTCAATGCCTTATATAACTTTCTCTGGAAGTAGTTAATATCGGTGATTTCGCCAAGATTTTGTCCACCAGGAAGAGTAGTAATCTCAGTTCCTCTACCACCTTCACGTCTAGGAAGCCAGAAATCCTCCATCATAGACATGAATTTCTTGTCATCACGAATCTCACCAGTGTTTGCATCATAGACAAGTTTGTTTCTATAACGCATCATGACATCACGAAGGTATTGTTCTGCCTTTTGCTTAGGCAGATTACCAACATCGATGTAGAAAATTCTACGTTCTGGTGCTCTAGACAGACGATAGATAACCAGAGAGTCCTCAATCATTCTAAGTTGATTGAGTGCTTTGATTGATTTGTGAAGATATGAAAGAGTAGAACCTTTGATTCTATCGACAAGTCCAGATGAGCAGTATGTAACTGCATCTTTCGTCATCTTAATTTTAGAACCACCGCTACTAGTGTTAGTTGCACTAGGATATACATCCTTAGGAGTGTATTCAAAGTATTCTTCAACCTCAGGAAAATCATAATCCATTGGATTCTTTGCACCAATGGCAGCATTTGCAAGACGAATTTTGTCTTCGGGTTTTGTTTTGAGTTTTCTTACATAACGCATCTTCATTGCGTCAATGTAACGAAGTTCCTGAATCCCCTCTTGGGGTTTCTTCATATCGATGACTTTATGATAATAAAGTCTACCGTCAATATACCAATTCCTATAAATTTCGTGTGCCTTATTATTAAAGTCGAGTAAGTCTAAAACAAACTTAAACTCTTCTCTAATTTTTTTCTTAATACCATCACTCGCCTTAAGATTTGACAGTTCAATCTGAACTGGTGTATCTGAAGAGTCCGAAACAATTGCTTCGTTTACAATATCTTCAATTGCACTATCAACTTCAGGGTGCAGGGACATCTCCCTGTACCTCTTGATTAACTCTGTTTCAGTTCTATATACTCCCTCAATATCTACATAAGAACCAAAAAAACCACTCGTTAGGTAAAAGTCATTCCCGTCCGCATTATTAGGCGGGACGGGAGAGACCGTATCCTTACTGAGTGGTTCGTTGTCTTCAATTGAAAAACCAAATAATCTAGCAGACATTAGACTCGGAACTTTTTACCTGATATATTTATATTATCAGATAATGACTGTATTTGCCTGATCCGAAGCAGAACCTGCTGCAGAGTTAGAACCAGATACAAAGTACTGAACCTGGAAAGTCACCTGGAATTCCTCAATCGCATTCTCATTTTCATAAGAAAGTTCGATAGGGGAGACTGTTGTTGGGAAGATACCTTCAAAAAAGTACGTTTTGAGTGGTTGAATACCTGCTGTACCACCAGCACCATTTCCAACACCACTGTTTTCAGAAGAAAAACGTCCTTGGTTGTATCCTCTACCAAGTTGATGAACAACACCGTTGCCCATGTAAGCATCAGGTTTAGTTGCACCAGATGCATCAGACAGTTTGCTGATACCGTTCATCCACTGCTCGAAAGAATTTCTGAGTTTGAAATCTTCGTCGTTGATGACTGTAACAGTCCACTCATCAAAGGTTCTGTCACCAGCAACCTTCAGAGTTCTACCTCTAAAAGGAATTTCAATTGGAGTGACATTAGAACCAGGCAACTGAGCTGCTTTGCACAAGAACTGGAATGTTTCATTGTCCCAGGCAGGTGCAAACTTGAAGTCATTGATGTTGACTTCAAACAGATTAGAGCGGGCACCGCCGCCCTGTAATCTGGATTTAAATTGAGAGATAGTTTTAAGGTTTGACATTGTTAGAATTCCTCCGTTTTGGTAATTATGTTATCAATCAAACTCTGCCAGTCACTTCCTGGAAATCAACGCCAGTTCTAGTAGCAACGAACGTCAGGGTGACGAAGTTGATGGAACGAGTTGGTTTCAAGAAGATGTCTGCGCGGAATTCATTGTTATCAATTACACTTGGAGTGTTGTTGGTTTCATCACAGATTACTCTGAAATCAAAGAGTCCTCTCTTCGCCTGCACATCGCGGAGGTAAGGTTCAACAACATTCAGGAAGTTGTTACGAGTGATTTCATCGTTGAACTCGAAGAGTTGGTTGTTAGCAATTCCTTCGAGTGCCTTCTCAACGGTAAGGAAGAGACGGCGAACGTTGATTCTGTCGAACGCGGATGCGAAGGACAATCCAGTTCTATCACCGAAGAGAATGACGCCAGAACCAGGTTGATTGATGATAGCGTTGATTCTAGACTCATACAGCGAGTCTCTCTGTGCCTTATTGGGGTTGTATGCAAGTTTGATTGCATTATTCAGAGTTCCTCTGTTAGCACCTGCGGGAGAATACCAAGGGAACTGTTCAACTTCAGTTCTAACCATCAATCCAGCAACGTCAGCGTTGGTTGGAAGGAATCTAAACTGGTTGTTGAATCTGTCATAGGTGTACTTGTAACCAGAATCAAACACCGCATAGGATGAGGAGTTGATAGGCGCGAAGAACTTGATGACGTTATTCGTCTGATCTGCTGCGCTGGTTACGTTAACGACATTTCCTCTATCAGGAGAGATGACTGCAATACAATCCTTTCTATCGTTTGCGATAGAGATGAGTTTGTTTGCTTTTGCCTGAGACTCTTCTTCAACGGAAAGTCCAGGTCCGTTAATCAGGAAGTCAACAGTTTGCTCATCCTTGTTAGCGAACAAATCGTAAGACGCTGACAAGTCTCCCAGAGTTGCGGCATATCCACCCTGATCGGTGTAAACCTTACCGCCTGCGAGATTGTAAGTAACGTTGCCCAATGCGGCGAAGGTTACATCCTGAGTATCTTGTGCCCAGAGTCCGTTTGCAGTGGTTACTGGAGTAAAGTCGGTAGAGAATCCAGTTGCTCTTGGTTCGGTAGCATGATATGCATCCAATCCTGCGGATGGATTTCTTCCTGCGTAGACGTATTGAGATCTTTGTGCGAGGAAGTCCTTGTAGAAACTTCTTTCTGGAGACTCAACGGAGGATACGCCATCTGCTGCTTTAGAGAGGAACGTATTGCTCTCAAGAATTGTGCCCTTGACACCAGTGACAGTACCGTTGTCATCAACGATAGCGACGTGCATCGCATCACCTTTACTGTTTCTGTCAAGACTATATTGGTTGGTTACAGGCTTGCTTGCAAGTTGCTTCCAGAAAATAGTTGAGTTAGTCAGCGAAAGTGTTTGTCCGTTGTACCAGTCGGTTACAGTTCCAGCAGTTCCTGCGAGAGCAGCAGCGTGTCCGCCACCAGTATTAACACCAGAGTTGTTAACAAAGTGAAGGGTATCTCCAGTCTCAATGGAAGAGAGAGGATCGTTTTCTTTGTAGGTAATTGCGGTTTCTGTTCCTGCACCAGAGACTCTAGAAACAATTTTAACGTCAATTGTAGATGCACCGTTTGTTGCATCAGTGCTAACGCCAGTGATGATTGCCTTAAGATGTCCATCAACGCTGGAAGTTGTACCAATGCCAGCGAGAGTTCCAGATAATGTGGTGGTAACACCGAAACCGATTGTGCAACCAGCGTTGCCTAAGTCAGTTGTGGTAACACCGATTACCTGATCTGCTAAGTCGTCGATGAAGCAAACCTTCAGTCCATTACCCCAAGTACCTGGAGTTTTTGCTGCATACGTGAAGTTCTGAGCGTTGTCAGAATAATTCGCTTCGTAGTCGTCGAAATTCTTAATTTTTGCTGAGGTTGTGCTTGCTGCACCAACACCAGCGTTTGCGTTGTTAAGGTTTGCACCGTTCGTTCTTACAACCTTAAGAACGCCTCCATAAGAAAGGTAAGAGGCTGCGCTCATCCAATATTCGTACTGTCTATCAGTAGAGATTGGTTTACCAAAAACACTGATGAGCTGCTGCTCAGTTGTAATGTCTACTGCTTCGTCTACAGGTCCCAGTTCAAAAGGTCCTGCAATCGCACCAACGTTCGACAGAACGTTATCAGCTCTCCCTAAGGTAAGATCAACTTCCCTCGTAATTACACCGGGAGATAATTGAGGAGTTGCCATGCTAGTTGTCTCCGAGTCTCAAGTTTATCTGTAGATATTTAGAATTTAGAGCACTTTCAGAGGGGAAACATGACGTGAACTACCAGTCTGGATATTCCCATAGGTTATTACATCTTTTAGTTTCTCTTATTCTTTTTATCGTGCATTCCTTACACTCATACGAATATGATGATGCTACTGGACCTCTATCTTTTCTAGTTCTGTAAAATCCCTCCATTAAATTTTTCTCTTCTCCGCAGATACGACACTTCCTGTCTGTCAACAACAGATGTCCTAACTTTATCTGCTTATCAAACTCCATTACCTATAGTTCCACATATAATCCATACCGCCTGCAGTATTTCCATATTCAGATGCGTTATACCATCTATCTCCATCTTCAACAAAACTACTATCTCCTAATCCATCATCTAAGAATCCAAAAGGTGCCATGTCCTGTTCAATCTGATTCTTTTGCTCTTCATACAATCTCTTACGAACATCCTGATCGGTAAGTTCCTTGAAATAGTCCATTTGAACTAACCAAGCATAGATGACGAGACACATTGCCAAGTCATCATTGCACCCTTCCTCTGCCTCAAATGAGTTGTGTTTTGAGATAAAGGTTGTCAACTCTGAGATAATCTCATAGTCTGTGAAGAGAAGTTTGTTTTCTTCAATTAGAGTCTTTAAGTTCAGAGAACCAACCTTCTTAACGGTTTTAGACATCTTGACACCTAACTGTGTCTTCTTACCAGAGAATCCTTGTCCAACAATTTGTCCTGCTCTACCTCTCATAGAACACATCAATAAATTTTGATACTCCAAATCATATTGAAGAATACTTGCAACCTGATCTCCAATATCATTTACTTCGCATAAAATATATGCGCTATTGTAACTCTTTGCTAATTCGTAGATAATGTTTGGGAATAGCATAGGTTTAATATCATTATTTCTATACTTTCCAACAACCTTATGCGGAAATTCTGTAATATCTACGATTACAAATGCTGAGTAGTCTTCGCCAACACCTCTCGCCACATCAACCGTCATTACATAATCATGTTTGTCTTGAGGTTGCTCATAGATATCCAATCCAGCATTTCTCTTGATTGGGTTTTCGTAGATAAGAGAACGTAATTTACTGGGAGCGATTAGTGTATCAACAGAACCAAGGAACTCACACTCAAACTCAACCTTGAACTGTGCTTCAGATGTGTTTTTAATTGTGGTTGCTTTCCACTTCTCATCACGTCCTGGAACTTCACTCCAGTGAACATCAGTTGGAATATATTCATTCTTCTCTTTTTCTGCATCATGCCACATACGGTAGAAGTGATTCATACCGTGTGGAGTGGATACAATAATTACTTTGGTGTTTTTACCAGAAGTAATAGTAGGATAAACAGAGGCAAAGAACGAGTCTGCAACATGGTTTGGAACGAAGGCGAACTCGTCGAGGAAGAGAACGTTAAACGACATGCCTCGGACAGCACTTGCAGACGTAGAAGCTGCCAATATCTTACTGCCATTCTCTAACTCCAATGATCCTTTGTTCCATGATATGATACCCTGTTGCATCCATTTTGGTAAGTTCTCGTATGCAGTCTGTAACCTTCCAAGAAGTTCTCTTGCGGTTGCTGCTTTGTTTGCAAGAATGCCAATGTTTACACTGTCATTGAATACAGCATAATGCAAAAGGTAAGATACCACTGTAGTGGATTTACCAGTCTGTCTTGGCATCTTACAGATATTAAATCTGTTATTGTGGAAGTTATTAATTAACTTCTCTTGAAAGTGATATGGATGAAACTGCGTAAGTCCTTCGTCCAGCGAAACAATCTTAACGTAGTTATTTGCAAAGTAAACAGGATCTTCCTTACATCTGAGGAATTCAATGACTTGTTCCTCAGTAAATTCAATGGCAGTATTCGCCTTTTTTAGATTGGGATTGCCAAGATATACATTATCACTCATAACTTACTCAGCAATTCCAACGTCTAAGGGCTTTATTGATTCTGCTGTCTGGATCTCTTGCAGTTTTAGCAGAAGTCAGTCTCTTTTTCATTCCTTTCATTCTGGAACAAAAAGACTTACGACGGTTTGCATCTTTTGAACCCTTCTTAAGTTCAGAAGGTTTCTTAGTAACAGCAGTCTTCAATTTAGAACCTGGATTCTCTCTACGATAAGCATCAACTGCCTTCTGACTCAAACCGTCAGTCTTATCTTTACGGTTTACTTTTTGCCAATCTTCAGTGTGAAAAACAGGTTCTCCTGGTTTGTAATCACTAACCATATAAGATGCCAATCTTGCGCCAGGATAAACTTTCTCAACCTGTGCCTGAACTTCTGTTCTTGTAGGTTTAATTACTTGTGGAAAGAACATCTTCAACATGTAGTACTTTCCTCTAAAGGAAACTGTTGAAGCAATAATATTACCAGTCTTTGTTGGAACTCTTACCGCCTCATTCGCCAATTCAGGACCTTTTGCCATTTTCTTTGCAACATTCGCCTCATTTTCATTTGGCGATTTCGTCATGTTTCTAATCTTTTGTTGCTTCTGTGCTTTCTTGTGCTCAGAAGGATTGATATCAAAACTTGTTGCTTCAGAAGCAGTCTTCTTTGACTTTTTCTTATAAGTTTCTTTGGGGAAAGTTTCTGTCTTTCCACCATAGGTAGCTCTGACTGAACTAGAATACTTTCCTTCAGTAGTCAATTCTACTTCTTCTTTCTTGGTTTTCTTGACGCAGTTTGGATATCTCTTTCCAAACATTGTCTTCATACCTTTCTTTTCATACCCCTTCCAACATTTCTCGTCCAGGGTAGTTTCTTCTTTTGCTAAGTCGCCAAATCTTTCACGATGCTTTCTGAGTTTCATTGACTGATCACGAAACTCTTTCTTAGACTCATATCCAGTCTTCTTAGAACCATCTTTAATAGAAGAACCTCTACCAAGAGACTTACGTTCAGAGGACTGACTCATCTTGTCAGGTTTGCCATACTGTGCTCTGAACTTTTCTTTGATTGCCTCAATACCATAATCCACTTCTTCTTTTTTGGAGTTACCCCAGTTAGCAGCACCTACCTTACGACATTTTACAAGTGCTCCAGATGCATATGCAGAAGGCCATACGCTGTAACGGGACTTCACCTTATGATAGCAAGCATCCTTTGTACCACTACCTGCTCCTTTTTTATCCTTTTGTGCCTCTTGAATTTCCATGGTTTCTTTCAGTCCTGGTTCTGGTTTGACATAGTTCTTGTCCTTTCTACCCTTAGCAAATGTCTTTACATTTGTAGGTTTTGCTGCTCCTGATTTTGACTGTTGTCCAGGATCTTTCTCTCTCTTGCGTCTATCTGCAGACTTGATAATATTTTCGCCCTTTTTACCCTTTCTCTTTAAAGCAGCAAGTCTCTTGCTACTGTAGCATTTTGGAGTTTTAGTTTCTCCAGGTTCATTAGCACAGGGAGAACCATCAGATTGAACCCAACCTGGTTTACCGTCTTTAGATTTGGAACCTTTGAACCAATTATGAAGACTTCCGCCCTCATGAACTACTTCTTCTCCCATGCCACCTCCATTGCCGCCGTTACCATTGCCGCCATTTCCGCCACCATTGCCATTTCCATTAGCATTACCATTTCCATTGCCATTACCGTTCTTTTTCTTAGAAGTTTCCTCGTCAGGCTCAAGCATACCTCTTCCACCCACATGGTATCCCATGGGAATCTTCTTACATTTTTTGTCAGTAAAACAGTAATACTGTCCAGCAGGACACTTTTTCATGAAAGGGACAAGGCTCTCTTTCTATTTAGCAATCGCTAATCATAGAGTTGACTTGAGAACCCGCTGCTTCACCTGCTCGCTGTCCTAAGAGGTTTGCCCATCCTGCTGCCAACCATCCAATGTAAGGAATGTTAATTACGGCAGGTGCCAAAAGTCCAGTGCTAATTGCGGTTCCTGCCATAGCACCTTGACTCCGTGCTCCAGCGTCCGCCACGATGCACTCGATGTCGCTCGCAGACTTTCCCTCGCCTGTCACTCCTCCCATATTTCTCACACCTTCCATGGTGTACTGATCGTATCGAGTCTCTTTTCTATCCTCATACTTCTTACCACCAAAGAAACCGCTTTGACTTTTGTTCAAGTCAAGGGATTTGCTGGATTCAAGAACTTTAGGATCATTTGCTTTATATTCAATCGTATACCCATCTTTACTTGCTTCAATCTTGTATGAAGAGTATGGAGTTCCCTTTGGAATATTAATAGTGGGAACTGTAGGAATTCTAGGTTCTTGTCTTCTAATAAGATGTCCTAAAACGCCAATATGAGCAATAGCTACAACTCCACCAACAGTGATTGCAGTCCATTTAAGAGATGAGTTCATTTCACATGTACCGACAGTACGCTAATCTATATAGCGTCCAATCTTTCTCTTAACTCATCAATTTGTCTTTGTTGATCTTTAACTGCCTCAATCAGGTATCCAACCAATCCGTTATAGTTAACAGATTTGAGTTCTCCGTCGTTTACCAGATTGGGCAGAACTTGCTCCAAGTTCTGAGCAGTGACACCTGCAGAATCCTTTTTACTTTCCTTCCATTGGAAAGTAACACCATCGATACGAACGATTGATGCGAGAGGATTTTCAATTGGTTGAATATTTTCTTTAACTGCGGTATCAGATGTTGCGTTGAAGTCTGTTGCAGTAATGACACCAGTAACTACAGCACCACCAACAACAGTGTCAAAGGTGTCAGTGTGTAATGTGCTTGCTGTAATAATACCAACAACTTCAATCTCACCACTCTTGATTGTGGTTAAACCAACCGTTGCAATACCACTTGTAATATTAATACCATTAGCAAGAATTTGAATACCTTGCTGTGCAGTAATTAATCCAACAGCGTCAATATTGGTAACATCCTGATACGTTAATGTTCCACCAATAGTGACATTACCACTGAAAGTTCCAGATGTAGCGTTAACAGAACCAACCGTAATGTTTGGAGTTCCACTAAGTCCAGTAGCATCTCCAGTAACTGCACCAGTAAGAGCACCAACAAAAGAGGTTGCAGTGACAACTCCAGTAGCGTGAATGCCATAATCGGAAATTGTTACAGCACTACCAACAGTCGCGGTATCACTGACAAAAGAGGTTGCAGTGACAACTCCAGTAGCGTGAACACCGTAGGAACCTATGGTAACCGCTGTGCCTACACTAACACTACTTACACTACTAATACCAGCACCAGTCAAGTCAAGGTTATCACCACTAGGGAGTTCCTTGATTTTATTATTACTGCTGTCAAGTATTAAGGGGTATCTATTTGCCATTGTACTAAGATATGGATGTTATGAATGTTTGTAGTGGTGCTTCGTAAGAGTCTCTCGTTGTGACTTGCATAGAGGTGATGGAGACATCAGAACCACTTCTATCCGTTACATTGAATGAAAAATTAGATAATGATATATTTGTAAGTGTGTCATCTCTCGCAGTGACGACAAGAACTGCATTGATGGTATTAATGTCACTTGCCTGCGCCCAAAATTGGGTTCCGTCTGTATTACCCTTAAGGACGTAACCATCAACAGCAGGACGTGCCCTATTTTTTACGCTAAGTAACTTTCCCATTAGTTAGCAGTCTCCAGAACACTGAGTATCAACTTAAGTTCACTATTTGCAGCTGCTTGAACTGTAATAGTATCACTTGTTTCTAGAACCAGTTTTCCCTCAAGAGGGATATATGCATCATTAGCAGGAACCGTCGCATCAACAACGATTTCAGTCTCTGTACCACTTCTATTGTGGAACATAGAGAAAGTTGTTGCACCCGAACCTACATTAGTTACATGGGCATACAAAACAATACCAGTGTATCCTGTTGGTGCAGTATACGCGGTGTCTTTTGCTGTTGTTAAAGGGAAGGTTTCTGTTTGAAACCTATTCAGTGCTAGTTGTGCCATTTTAACTTAGTGCTAGGATGAATGGTGTCATTTCTGAGAAGAGACTTCTAGAGAATGCTCTACCACTAATTGTGCCTGTGTTCTGATTGATTTGTAAGTCGTCACCAACTCTAAAGTTACCCGCCTGATCCGTACTGGTGTAAATTACTTTACCACCATTGGAACTTGTAACCTCATTTGCCTGGATAGTAACACCACCACGTTTTGGTGTTGCCAATGTGATAGTGTTTCCAGAGCCAATGTATTCAAAAGTATGGGAACTTGCGACAATCTTGCTTTGCTGGAAGAAATGAACCGAAGATCCAGTGCCAACAGCATTAAGAAGATTTTCATCAAGCGTTAATGTCGTAATACCGGCATTAGGGGGTGTCGAACTATTTATTGTATAGTAAATCGGAGCCATGGTTGCGGTTGCAGTCGCACCATTTGAACCAACGTTGGGAGCACTAATCGTAACATTTGGCGTTGTTTGATATTGAGAACCACTACTGATGATAGTAATGGATGCAACACTTTCTCCCTCAAGTGTCGCGAACGCCGTTGCATTTTCACCACTGGAGCCTGTTGGTGCATCAATAGTTACCGTTGGGGTTGATGTATAACCTGTGCCCCCCGAACCAACGGTAATAGTATCAACGGATTCAAATAGTTCTCCGAAGAAAACAATTTGTCCATTGTAAGGACGAGTTTGTCCTATGCCAATATTCAAAGTAACATTGTCTTGAGAGATGGCAGCGTCAGATGTGACTGTTCCAATGAATTGAGTACCACCCTTTCCATCGGCAACCAAACCTAACGTACCAAAACTGCAGTTACTATTGGCAATATCTGCTTGTCCACCCGCATGACATGTAATTGCTTTATCGCAGCAAATGGTGAATACAGAAACTAACTGAGCATAACCTTCATTAGTAACTGCAACACCCACACCACCCTGATTGTATTGAGTGAATGCGTCAACGTTCATGGACTTAGTTTTGACTGCTAAGTTTCCATCAACTCTGATTCCAGTTCCTGTGGTGGTATCACTGGTACAGTTTTGAACGTATGGACCTTTCCACTTACCACCACCCACGTTAGTTGCACCCGCTGTTGGGAATGCAACAGCGGCACTGGGTGCTAAGTGTCCAGAGAACGTCATGTTCTGCAACTTACACCCTTTATTAACATGGAATATATCAGAAGTTGTATTGTTTGGTAAGACTTTGGTTGTCCTCAAATCATCACCCACAACAGCACTAAATGCTGGGAGTGTGATTGGATTATCCTCAACATAATTTCCAGACAGAACTTTGACAGTCGTGCCAGATGTAGCAGCGCCAACAGCAGCTTTGATTGTCAAGAATGCATTATCAATAGATGTACCATTATTGCTATCACTACCATCCTTCGCAACATACAGAACATTAGGTGCGGAGTTAATACCAGATGCTGCTGCACTTAGAGTGATATTATCTCCAAGTGTGATTTGCGAACCAGAGATGACAACATCATCTCCAATCGTAATTTGATTATTGTCACCATCAATAGTGACAGATGCTCTACCAACCGTAAGAAGTCCTACGACTCTTGCATCTCCGTCAACGTAAAGTGCCGTTTGTCCAGCACCAACAGTTACAGTGCCAGCAGCACCAACAATAGTTGCAATACCACTTATGATATTCAAACCATTGTTAAGGATTTGAACACCTTGTTGTGCTGTGATAATACCAACAGCATCAATATGTCTTACATCTTGATATGTAATTGTACCGCCGACAGTGACATTACCAAGTGCTTCAATATCACCATTTACAAAAAGTGCTACAGTTGATTTTGCCTGAGTTGTTCCAATGCCAACATTTTTAGTTGTATGAATACCCGCAGCAGTTACTGCCCAAGTTCCACCAGCACCCACTCCAGAATTTTCAACAGTTTCCCACTTTGAATCTGTAGCGTTATATTGAAGGATGTATCCATCTTCCAATCCTGAGATATCAACATCATCAAGATCTTTGATGAATCCAGCACCACCGCCACCTACGGCAGCAAGTTGAGTTTGGATTCTATTGATGAAGATTTGATAGTGCTCTTTTAAATCCTTAAAAGTAGCAAACTTTTGATCGATGGGCGTTAAAGGATCTTGTTCTCCACCAACACTTTGAGGCGTATCGTGAGGTTCTTCAAGTGCAACTTCATTTAGTTGTTTTAATTCTTCATTAAAAGTCTTTTGAGATAATTTAATCTCCCCTACAATTTTTTGTAGTGCTTTAATTTCACTTTTTACATCTTTAATATCTTCGTCATAATATTTTATTTCAGGAATACTTGTAACTTCTTCTTTTAAATCGTTAAAATACTTAAGAAGCAACTCATCTGTTTTTACACTTTCATCAGTAGTCTTTTTAATAGACTTTGTGAGTTCTTGTTTTAACTTATTATACTCACCAAGAATCTGTTTCTTTAACTTTTTATCATCATCCTTGAAAGTCTTATGATGTTCCCAAATTTTCAGAGATGTATCACTTAGTTCCTTCCAAATCTTTTTCTTTTCTTCATCAATTCTCTGATTGATTTCTTCACTTTTACTATTAATACTAACATTAGTGTTAAAATCTTTAGTTTCAAGTTTTTCTGTTAGTGTATCAAAATCAATAGAAAATCTTGTCTTAAGATTTTCAACAACATCATTGATTTTGATAAAATCATCATCAATGACACTAAAAGTCTTACCAATCCAAGAGAAGTCGGGAACTTCATTGACTTCATTTACCCATTTGGGGAAAGTTGGGATTGATGCCTTGACTTCATCAATAGCGTCACAAATCGCTACGATTTCAGCATCGTAATATTTTACTTCAGGGAGATTTGTTAATTCAGTTTGAAGAGTGTCAATTCTATCTTCGATAGCATTAACTTGCTCATCATAATACTTGACTTCAGGAAGATTTTTGATTTCCTGTCGAACAAAATCAATTTGTTCGCAAATTGCTTCTACTTCGGATTCGTAGTAGCGAACTTCAGGTGCTTCTGACAGTTCTGTTTGTAATTGAGCAATCTGTTCGGTTAGTTGCTCAAGTTCGTTGTCGTAATACTTGACTTCTGGGATGTCAGGAATATCTTTTCTGACATCATTAATCAAACGGACAAGTTGTCCGAGAGAGTTGATGTCGATTACCTCTAGAAAAGGTTTTCCGTCCGCATCGTTTATCTCAACTACTTCTTCTTCTATTTCCTCTTCTTCTTCCTTCTCGATGAAATCTTCTACAGATGGTAGGGACTCTTCCTCCAAAAATTCCTCTACAGAAGGTAAGTCCTCACCAGAATTGGTGATATCATTAATAGATGGCAGATTGTCTCTATCTTCCGTCATTCGACAAAGTTATTAGTAAAAATACTGTAGGATTTCTCTCCTTTGTTTATTTATCTAACTTGTCAGTTGGAGGATTTTTGAGGAGTTTTGCAAGTTCAGCGGTAGAACCTACAAATAGTGCATTGTTGACGGTAGACGGACCTTTGACTTCTTTTTCTTCGTTTACGTCTTTCAGTTTCTTCTGCAAATCAAGTAACTTATCAGTTGCATCTGCAACGTTCTTAATTAACTGCCCAGCGACTTCATAGGCACGAGGCATCTCACTCTCTTGAGCAAGTTCAAGGACACCGTTCAATGCTTCCTGTCCTTTCTCAATGATGGAGTAAAGATTACCTCTTGTATATTCATAATCCTTCTGAATATCATCATCATGCTTTGGATTTGAAGGATTTGTTTCTACCTTCTTAATTTCACTAGACAAAACTTCGCTTTCAACCTCAAAAGCATCATTTAACTCATCAAATTTTTTACTCATAGTAGTCATTAGAAGAGATTTCCGTCAAATCCGAAGTCATCGCCAATTTCAATAAGTGCATTATCAGCAGCGGTGATAAGGTGTACTTCCGCACCAGAAACGTGTTTTTCTGCCGTCGTGTTATCTACACCTCTATCAACCTTAATCTTGGTTCCTGAGGTAATCTCAAGTACATACATTTGCTCATTATCAATGTTAATGTAACTACCATCTGCAATACCAGAGGTATCCGCCATCTCAACATACTTACCAGTAACACCGATATCTTGAGACAGAGTTGTAACAGCATCTCCAGTATAATTTTGAGTTGCTCTTGGTGTAACAGAATAAGTAACGTCTCTTGTAGGAGTTTGTGTTGCTCCACCTGCAACGTAACCAATCTGAACCTTCTTGATAAGATCTTTGGTTGCTGTCGTAACAGGTCCAAACATGTATGTTTTCGCAGTAAATCTAATAGTGTAATACAGTGCTCTCCTTGTAGAGAAATCACCTTCATAATCATCTTGCATTGTGATATTCTCGATAGTGACGGGAATATCTCTCTTTTCTCCGATAGATTCAACTAAATCAACCGTTAAGTTGAATGCTGGTTGGAAATATGGCAAAATTTGCTCCACAATCTGAAGCATGTCATCATTCAATTTAGTATAGATTGTCATCTCAAACGCCATGTTATATGGCACAGGCATATATGCCTTTTTGACTTGAGTTTTATCGTTAGGATCGGTTGTAATAAAAGTTTGAGTCGTTGTTACCTTTCTAGTCCCATCATATTGAAGTCCAACAAATTCAAAGGACATTCTGGGTAAAGAAATCTGAGTTGATTTGCTCAGATTAGGCGACTGCTCAAGTCTTGCTAGAAATTTCTGGGTAGGACCGTATGCAAGAGGGACACGGATGACTTCTGTTACTGAGTCATCAGAGTCCGTGTGTTTTATCTCAATTCCATTAAAAAGAGTACCAAAGGCAATGATAGTCTTTCTTAAGATTTCGTGATAAAAATATTCAAACATGGCATTGCCTACAATACACTTCTAACTTAATTAGTATTTATATCACGGTGTACCAAAAGGATTCTTTTCACTGAAGTCTAGAATTGCATCTGCTTCGTTTTGAATCGTGTCGTTATCTGGGAATGCGCCAACGATATTGTTTTCTTCGTAGACACTTAATTGATAAGATGCACCACTCGTTCCACCTGTGATGGTTTCCCCTGGTATAAAGTCTCCAGTAACTTCGGTGATATTGAGTTTGTTTGTCGAAGAATTCCAAGTCTTGACTCTTGCAGTAATTCCAGACTGAGAACCTGTGACTGTCTCTCCATCGATGAAGTTTCCAGTTCCTCCCACTGCAGGATTGCCAATAGTGATTGTAGGTGCCTCTGTATATCCAGCACCTGCATTTGTGAGTCTGATTCCTGTAATTGTTCCTGCAGCACTGACAAGTGCGATTGCTGTTGCTGCTGTTGTTCCAATTCCTGGAGCAGTAATTGTAACCGTTGGTGCCACAACATAACCAGAACCTGGATCTGTGAGCGTGACAACACCAACAGAACCATTACCAATAACTGTGGATGCAGCAGCACCGACGCCAGGATCTGTTGAAAGTCCAATGAATGCGATTCCTGGAGCAACAGTGTATCCAAAACCAGGGTTTATAATCTGAACACCCTGAACTTTGCTACCAACTTGTGTTCCATCGCAATTTGTCAAGTCTCCAAGCAGTGTTGCAATACCAACCGCAGTCAATCCACCAGTTGGTGCTGATGAGAATGCAACTCTAGGTGGATATCGATATCCCTCACCTCTATTTGTGATGTTGACTTTCATAACAGCACCATCAACAATTCCAACAGATGCCGTTGCTGTTGTGCCACCGCCAATGAGTGTCAAAGTCTGAATATTACCTGCATCTTCAACAAGTTCATCGATTGTCTCAATTCCAGTGTCAATATCTTCGTCTTCATAACGGAAGAGTTCACATCTCAGTTCATAAACGTAGTTTTTCTGTAATTGATAGAAGGGTTTTTCATGTTCTACGAATTTTATCTCAAAAAGACGCTTTCCAAGAGGGAAATAAATCAAATCGCCTTCTTTTGGACGGGTTGACAACCTAACATTGGGCAAATTTGCCATCAAAGGGGAAATATAGTCAGTAAATCTCTCTTGAGAGATAATTAAGTTAATTTCGTTTGTTGCCTGAATGCCAAATTTGGACAATAATTGAGTATTGTCGCCATATCCGTCAAAATTGTTGATATATGCCTCGATTGGATATGCATGATTAAATTCTGACTCAATTACCTCTCTAAGAACAGTATTTGAGGTGATATACTGTCTAGGAATATAATGCACCTCGACACCATACATCCTCAACTGTTCGTTGATTAAGTCTTGAACAAGATTTTGTTCCCCAGAGGAACCTTGGAGGAAGAATGGATTTAACATATCAACCAATCATGTCTAAAGGTGGCAGTTCATAAGTATTGGACATCTTTTCCATGATTTTTTCAATTTCTTTCTCTGCATCATCATAAATTTGTCTTCCATTGAGTTCAACTCCACCAGGAAGTTTGACACCATTGAATTTGATGAGGTTTTGTCCCCATTGCTTCTTAATTAAGGCAGTCAAATATGGTTTCAGGAAAGAATCGTTGTATACTCTTGAATAATCGTCAGGATCTACCGTTCTCCAACAATCAAGAATGATGAAATCGCCAGACTTTAAGTTACTCCAGTCAACATCGAGATATAATCTATCTTGTCTCTGATTGAATCTAATTTGTTTGTGCGTATTTGTCAGGAAATTGATAGTCTCTAGATAACTCATTCCCATAGAATACGTCAATAAGTCAGTATTGCCCCAATAATAGAAATCGTTGAGGAATAACTGATATTTGAAACTGAACATGTTGTTCATGCTCAGTCCTCTTGCATCATCATATTGGAAAATCTTGTTGATTCCAATAATTGCAGGTGGAACTTGAATATAATTGCTATTTTCGTAATAACTGAAAGTTACTGCAGTGCCAACAATATTTGCTGAAGCAGTTGAGGTTGTAATTCCAGTCTGATCTTCACCAGTTGCGCCAGGAGGACGTGCTTTTCCTCTACTGACATCATCATCAGTGATTTGATACTTTAAATAACTCTGAATGACACCATCAAAATGCCTTTCATAGAAAAATTGCAGCGCATCATCAACTAAGTCTTGAATCTGCTCATCTGCAACGTTAATTTCTAGAACTGGTGCTCCAAGTTTTCTTTTACAATAATCAATCAGTTCTTGCCTAGTAGATGGTTGAGCCATTTACCTGATACCTCTATAGTAATATTTAGGGAGCTGAGGAAATGCCTGGTTGAACGGTAATATTCCCGTTTACAATACTGTAAATTGTAGAACCAGAACTCACTAAAACATTATAAACATATCTACCCTCTGCCAAGGTACGTGTCTCAGTAGAACCTAATGAAATTTTGATTTTTCCGCCAAGAGCACTAGAGATTCCTGCGGTAAAAGTTGCTGCAGGGAATCCAGATGAACCAATAGAAACGCTTTTTGTCATCTGTGAAGATGCATCATATCCAGTAAAGTTAATTAAAGAACCATTAGGATCTTTAACTGTAAAAACATTACTGAAATCTGCGCCACCAAAGATAGTCAGATTGGCGGCATAAGGCACACCAGACTGCTCATCGAAAGTGATATTCCTATTAGACATCGGGCATCCCTATAACTGACATTGTTTCTTGTTGCTTATAATATAATTTGCAGAAAGACTTCGCAGTATTTCGCAGAGTTTCAATATCATTACAACTATCTATCTCAGATGCAAGTTGGGTATATGCAAACATCTTTGAAAGATTTTTCAATTCGATACTGTCTGGGTTCATTTGTTTGAAAGACTCCTTAGTAGACTTTTTATTTCGTCAATATCATTCTTAATGTTAGCAAAGTCGTCTTCTAGTCGTTGTATCTTTTGATTCTCTTCAGATTTCGCACTTCGTTTTGTTACATATTCCTCAAACTGAGTCCTATTTTTGTTAATAATTGAACCAGTTTGAGGATCTCTGTACAGATTGTTGTGCCCTTCAACTCTTAAATGTTCCATCATGCAAGTGCAATAACTCTCAAATCTCTTGCTCTAGGAACGTAAACCTGAGAAGTAGATGTCATGACAATCTTGATTCTATAATTTCTGAAGGAAGGCAGATTATCTGCAGTAAATACATACTCACGATAATCAATTTCAGAAGAACGGAATCCACGATCTGTGTTGGGTGGTACGAAGGTATCAGGCAATCCATCGCTGTCAGCAACATTGAGAACGTCGCCTCTAGAATTAAGATTATTGAAACCTGGGAATGGAACGTAAATGGGGTTGAAGTTGTCAGAATCACCAATCGCGTAGAATGCTCTAATGTCAGAGTATTCATTAATGTGAGCGTCAACCAGAATCTTGAGTCCTGTTGCAGGATTCTCAAGATCGATTTCCTTGGAGAGATATTGGAATGCAGTAGGATCGTTGAATACAGAGTTAACTCTATTGTCAGTCGCGTAATTAGTGATGATTTTGTTAACTCTATTTGATGTAAGAACTGCATTGACTCTCTGCAAGTCAACCATAGGCGAGATTCTAGAGTCAGTGCTATTGAGATTAACTCTCAAGTGCATTGACTTATTACCTGCCTCAGTAGTCAGTTTTGTAGTCTCATTGATTCTAGAGTAGATTGCTCTAGGAGTTGGTAAGTAGTTGGTTCTGTTGACTGCAACGTCTTCAAATCCAGTGTTCAGATATGGAAGTTCATTTCCACTCTGACTTGTTGCAGTAATACTTCTGAGAGATGCATTAAGAACAGTTCCTGGAACAGAAACATGTTGAACCATTGGGGTAATAAGTTCAAAGGGAATATTCTGAGTTGCAAAAACGCTGTTTCCACCAGCAGACTTGGTAGTAGCAAAATACAGAATTGGTTGACTTTCACCTGTGCTTCTACCAACTCCACTAGAACCCTGATCGAGTTTGATTGTATATGAATCAAATGTGATTGGATTGGAAACTGTGGTGTTATTAAGATTGTGTGTCTTATTGATTCTTCTCAAGGACACACCGTTTGTCTCATACTTGAAGACTGGTGTTCCTGATGGATACTCTCTACTGGTGGTGGAATCAACACTTCTAGTTACACCACTGATAGTGTTGCTATCTGCAGATGTGTAGGAGATGATTTCATTTCCAATTAAGAGATAACCAGCATTAGTGGTTCCAACTCCAACATTCTCAAAGGTATCGAAACCACTATCACTTTCAATAGAAATTGGTGAAGTGGAAGTAGAATTCAGAGTTGTTGTTAGTCTAGTAGCAGGTTGATCGGACTTGACACCTTCAATCGTTACACGGTTGTCATTAAAGTACATACCGTGGTTCTTATGGTTGACAACGAAGTGAACACCATCAGAAACTGTTGCCAAATTGTTGATTTGAACATTACCACCAGCAGCGGCATTTAAGTCTGTAGTAAGTCCAGTAACACCGTTGAAGAAAGTAACTGTGCTTCCAGAACCAGCAACAACAAAGTCACCCTGAACTCCCTCAAGAACCAATTCGCTAGTGCTTGCGATAGAAACAACGGAGAATTGTGCTCCAAGTCCAAGAGAATTATTTCCAATTGTATTAATGCCAAGAACATCACCAACTACATAACCACTTCCAGATTCTGTGATGGTTGCTGCAACTGCAACACCATTGTTGATGGTAACATCTGCCTTTGCATCTCTACCACTACCAGTAATCGTAACAAGAGGAACACTACCAAACAGAAGTGTGTCTTCAGAAGGAGTGTATCCAATACCTGTGTTGATGACATTTAATGTGTCTGTAGCAACACCTGCACTCGCAACGAACGTACCCGAAGCATTAGTTCCAAACTGAGTGACAGTGTTGCCAATGACTAGAGCAGTGTCCTCTAAAGTCGAGTTAATGCCAACTCTAATTGTTCTTGAAGTGAACTCAATAGGATTGGGTTGCAGTCTAGCAATTTGTTGATTGCCTTTCGACAGTTCTGGGTTGAACAAATCAACAGAACCAGTCAGTTGACTGAACTCTGCTCTATACAGGTTGAACTTCAAGTCTTCCCATTGACTTGGTTCCCAAGTAGATGCGTTCTGAGACTTGAACAGAGAACCTAAGAAAGGTTGGTTAGAGATGAATGTTTGCGTAATTAAATCAACTTCACCAACTCTAGAGATGTAAACTTGATACTTCGTAGAGTTAGAAAGAAGAACCATGCAATATTCAACACCTGCCTCCATGTATACTGGAGCCTTAAAGGTAAATCTAGTAGCAACAGAACCATCTGCAGAAGTTTCAATATCAGAAGGAGACAGAACTACTTCGGAGAATGGTAAAATTCTTCCAGTTGGCAGTCCATTATCCATCGTTCTGAGTTGGAACGTGACAGGAGTACTGCCATCATCCACGGAAGCGAAGTAAATATCGCAACTGGTAAGATAAATTCCAGTCTCATCATCGATGCCGAAGGATTGTGCCAGAGGATCTCCAACCCATCCTCTTTGGTTGACAGTAATTCTTCTCTGACTTGTGGAAAGAGTTTCAGTTCCAACGAACTGAGTTCCAGTAGTTCTAGAAGTATCTCTTTGCTCACTTACATTCTGAATCTCAGTTCTTGCATTTCTTGTAGAAATGATGGTTTCTTGAACTGTCTCTAAAGTTCCAGTTGAAGTAAACTGCTCTTCAGAATATGAAGTTGCTGCCATTCTATCATTACTATCAAGATTATTGAGAGCAAATACTTTAGCACCTGTCTCAAATCTTGGATTATTAGCAAAGTTAGGATCTGGAATGAAGAAACTACCCTGAATATTTGCACTGATATCAGAAACCAATCTGAGGTTAGAAACGGTTGCTTGAGCACCACTGGTTTGTCCAGTCAGTCTCATGTCTTTTGCAACAAATCCAGAATATGTTCCCTCGGGTTCATTGGAAAGAGAGAAGCAGTCAACGTTCAATACCTGAGAAGTTGATGAATATGTTCCAGGCAATGTTTGTCTATCATATGGATTAATCAGATAAACCGCAGTTGGAGAATTGTATGGACCTGCTCTATGATTTGAAGTAGCAACTCTGAATGTAATTGCAGCAGCAGTGCCTTCATCATCTACTGGTTGTTGTGCAGAAGGAAGCATCACGCCAGAAACAGTTTCTCCAACCTGGAAGGTTCCAGAAAGCATTGTGATTTCCAGAAGTTTTGGAACACAATATTTACTTACACCTTCTCCATCGAAGAATGGATAGAGTCTGGTGGATGGTTTTACACTATTGGCATTAAACTGGATGTTTCTAGAGCGCATGAAAGAAATCAGTGCTCTACTAACAACTCTATCTCCTTGAGACGTTTCATCAAACTGCTCAGTGATTACAGTTCTTGTTCCAGTTCTAGTTTGAATGCCAGTATCAATAATTTCACGGAAGTTGTCCTGAACTACTCTGTCAGTTACAGTTTCTTGCCATCTATTAACAATTCCGTTACCAGAACCGATAGTTCTATCTCCACCACCACTGACGAATCTTTCACTGCTGGTGTCAATGATTTCTTGCCCAGTCCACTCAGTTTCCCATGCGTTCCAGATAGAAGGTGCGAATCCAGTTTGAGGATCAACATCCAGAGTTCTAGATGCAACTTGCAGAGTTTCAGCAAAGTTACCTTCTACATTAATAACTCTTGCATCAATTCTTTGTTGATCTGTCCAAGTATCAGAAGCAGGCGTCAGTTCGATGCTGCCTTGCCAGAAACTAATCAAGAAAGGAGTTACACTCTCAGTTCTTGTAGCAAATTGCTGAGAAAGCCATTCGACTTCAGTGTAGTCAAGACTGACAATATCGCCAGTCTTTCTGATGTTGCTTCCTTGTGGAGCAGCAAACTGTTTATCAGTTTGTGCATTGACTCCTTCTACAGGACCTGGCATCAAGTCAACAGAAGTAGTAAAGTGCTCAGGACGCAGTTCTTTATGTTTGGCGTCAATACTGTTCTTGAACTTTACGTTATCTTCCTGTGCATTCAGGGAAGTAAAGTTATCTACATAGAATCCAGACTTGAATCTATTGAGTCCAGAATCATCAGAGATGAACAGATTGGCAGTGTTAGTTTCTAATAGAGAAAGAGTTGTATAATATTCAAGATTCTTGATTCTACCCTCAAGTTTCTTGATATCAACCATTCTATATCTCTTATGATCTAAGAACTGAACATCTGCTGTTCCAACATCATAGAGATATGGTGGGAGTGTGATGCTTGCAATTTCCAGAGCATCTTGAATTGGTGCAGGTTTTTGTGGATTCTCCGAAGGAGTACCATACTTAACTTGCATTTGTCCAAACTTATTCACATAGACTCTATCAATTCTTCCCAAATAGAATGAGAAGTCTGTGACGATAGATTCATTAGATGCCAAGATGTTTGCTGCAGAATCTCCACTCTGAGTGAAAGTTCTTCCAAGGAACTCTAATGGTGAACGTGAGTTCTCAGACACCGTATATGGTGCAGTTCTGGGACGGATATCAATCATATCCGTGTTTCTTACACCATTGATAGATTGAATTTCAGTCTTGTAATCAAACGTATCATAAGACTGAACAGTTGTAATATCACCGTCGTCAGATGACTGATAGTTTCCAGACTCAAAGTAAATCTTCAGTTTTCTTTGAGGGGACTTCTTACCTTCTCTCTTGGTGATGAATCCAGTATCATAGAAGGAAGGATTTTGTCCTGTATTAAACTTAAAGTTTGCAGAAACTTCAAGACTAGGAACCTGGACGTTTGATACTACTGCTCTGAGATTAGACTCTTTGAAGAAGACAGTTTCTCCTAAAATAAAGTTAAATTTATTTTCTGGGATAAACGAAATTGTTGTGTCATTAACTTTTTCGGCAACCATAGCGATTGCACCACTTTCTTCACCCTCAAGCATTTCCCCAGAGATTAAGTCTGTCGTTTTCCCTGTTGCTCCAGTAATAGAAGTTAGAACTGCCTTCGGTGCTGAAGGATCTGAGTTATCTGTAGCAGGGTTTGTTGCTACCTCATAAATGGCATGAATCTTAATAATATCTGGAGTATTGAGTGAGATAAATTCGTCCTGCACTCTTGTTCCAAATGGATAGTTACCATAAGTCAATCCATCATTAATTGTTGTGGTTCCGATACCAGAGGCAACATTAGTTGACTTATCTACAATTAAGGTATTGACTCTATTCTTGAGTTTGACTTTTGACTTAGGATTGACTTTCTTCAGAGTCGCTACCAGCGTAGCAGCAGTATCATCTGCACCCAAGTTATAAAGTTGCAACTGAGAGTTACCTACAGTCAGTTCAAACTTATCTGATGTCAATACTTCAGTTTTACCATTAGAGCGAATAAGTGTATATCTTTCAACATCAAATGGTTGGAATGTCTCATTATTACCAGCAACAACCTTAGAAGAAAGTTGATTGTTGGCAATATTAACCGAATAACTTCTTCTGATAATCAAAGATGCATCAGTTAAGTCAATTTCTGCAATATTCGCTCTAGGCATCTCAGTAAAGAACGAATTGTCAACAGACGCATCTTGTCTGGTTACCATTACATCAAACGCAGACAAGTCTGTTTGAGATGCTGGAAGTTTTCCATCTGCTACACCAGCAACAGTGGTAACACCAGAAACAACAATTGCAGAAGATGCAACACTAACAACAGATGCAAATGCAGGATCCGATGAAGTTCCGTTAGAGAATCTTACAATGTTGCCAACACTGATGTTGGATGGGAATCTGGTGTTAACACTAGTTACGGTGCTAACACCACCACTCTCTCCACTAATTGAAGAAACGCCAACAGAGAATCCTAAAGTTTGAATAGTGTCACCAGAGAAGTATGTTACTGTAGAACCACTACCAGTGGTGGCATGTACAGATTTGACATCACTGAAACCATATGCAGTAACTGCTGTTGCAACTCTAGTATTTGCAACACCATCAATGATAAAAGATTCTCCAACAAGGAAGTCGCCACTCTTATCATAAACATTGAATGAAACCTTATCTGTTACAGCACTCCTCAAGAATGCAGTAGCACCACTTCGTTCACCTTTAATATGTGTAGGAACAGTCAGAGTGATTGGTTCATTAACCGAAATCTCAGTTACGGTTTGAATATCATAAAGACGCAGACTCCACTCATTTGTGTCGGGGACAGCAGCATTATATGAACCAGAATCTAAGTTAAAGTCATAAACTCTTGCAAGTCCAATCTCACTACCAGCTGCAATGGTTGATGCAATACCAACTCTAGCATCTCTAAGACTGAGAATAAATGTATTTCCAATTCCAATCTCAGGAGAACCAAAAACTCTATTCAGTTTGAAAGTTGAACCAGCATTGTAATTGATTGCTTGTCCTTCAAGAATTTTCAGACTTCTTGGTTTCAGAGAATCAAGATATGTGGTTCCTAAAGTCTCAATATCATATCCTTTTACAAATGCTCTACCTGGAGAAATTTTATACAGAGCAAGATCTTCTGCAGGAGAAGAACCACTGTATGTCAGTTGTCCTGGCTCAAATACACCTCTATTTCCAACATTATCATTCAGAGATTCCTTAACTACTAAGTCAAAAGGTTTGACATAGTAATCTCCAGATTCTGCATAAGTTCTACTAGCAAGTTTATCCTCAAGATGCTTGTAACTTGTAGTTTCTTTCTTACTTCTTAAACGTCCCGCTTGAACTACAGCAAGTTCGATGAAGTTGCTATCATTAAAATCTGTTAATTCTTTCTTAGTCAGAGATGCAGTGATTTTCAGTCTATCTGCACCTGGTGCAGCATAGTTGTTAAATCCTCTTGCATTGTCTGTTAAAGTTTCGTCAATATCAGAGTTTACAACGTTCTCTGTAATCAGCAGTCCGATTCTATAACTTGGTTCCGAACCATACTGATCGAGCAGCATGGTTTCATCAGCAACTTGAATGAAATTACCTTTAGCAAAGTAAATTCCGTTTTGAATAAAGAATGCAGAACCTGTGGTGGTTGCATCTGTTGGAATAGTTGAAGCGAAAGGTTCTCCAGCTCCAATAATTGTTCTTCCAGTAGCGATGTTTGCGCTAGATGAAAGAAGTTCTCCATCAGAAAAAGTCTTCTGAGCATCGTCAATGCCAGAAGAGAGGTAACTAATGTAGAGTGTTGTGTTATTTCTTTCAGATTCAGAATCTAAAAGGCACTCTTCTACGACAGCAGTTACTCCACTGGATTCTCCAGTGATTGTTGAACCTACTAACTGCTTAAGGTAGTTGGACAGAGGAATTCCAACATAAGTATTGACTAACTGAACACAATCATACGTCGAGCTATATGAAGTGTTACCAGGAATTACTTTGGCACCTTCTTTAAAGAAGTGCTGTCCAAAGTTTTCAATCTGACTCTGTAATATTGACTGTAGGTTATTTAACTCCCTCGCCTGTACTGGATAACCAGGTTTGAACAGAACTTTGTAATAGTCATTGTTTGCGTCAAAATCGTCAAAGTAGGGAGCGACGTTGAGATTAGTTTCCTGTGGCATAATTCTTTAGAACTGCAAAATGACTTTGATATCTTCTTTTTGATTCACGGAACGAGTAATCGAGGGTCTATTATCGACGTAAATAATATTTCCAGAATACTTTTGTGCCTCTGGTTGGGCAACACCCTGTGTAAACTCTTGACCGAGATAATATGTCCTACTATTTATTACCGTTGACAAACCGGTAAAGTTAGTATCAATACCAAGATTGGCGGAACCACCTACAATATCAAAGGAACCGCCGTTGGTAATATTGGAAGTAAATCTTTGAAGTTGGAATCCATATTGTGGATTTGTGTCTGCACTTCCAGCAGTCGTAAATCCTGCCAGAGTTCTATCTTGCCAATACTTAAGAACACCAGTTGTTTCGTCATAAGAAACAACTTTACCAACTGCTGTAGAACCAATACCAATAGTTTGTGTAATCAAAGCATCGGGAGTAAACGAAGCAGAACTATATCCTGCACCAGTCAACTTCAATGCATATGTTGTTGCTGCTTTTTCTAATTCAAGGTTCTCGCTTGAATCATATGCCTTAGGATTCTGAATGATTCCAACTCTTGCAATCTGGTTTCCAGTGATGAAGTCTGGATTCTCAGTATCATTTTCAATTCTAGAATAAATCAGAGAGTTGAATGCACCAAGTTCTCTGTAAATATCAGCACCATGTCCACCCTCAGGAGGAATGATTACATTAAAGGTGGGATTAGTAGTTCCCGTTGGAACGTTTCCAGATTCTAAATCAAGAGTACCAAAAGTATATCCAGAACCACCTTTAGAAATAGTAACCGATTCAACCTTAGAGTTATTGTTAATTACAACAGTTGCCTCTGCATCTCTTCCATCTCCCTTAATGGGAACCTTAGTATATGTTCTATTAGCAGTGCCAAGTCCAACACCTCTATTGGTAATAGTTACAACTTTCAGTTGTCCACTAGAGGAAGCGTTATTTCTTACTGCAACTACATTTGCGTCTGTAGATGTTTCCCAATCTTTGGGAACAGGCATGAAGTTTGTAGAGTCAAACTTGATAATGTCACTTGGACTAATAGTAAAGAGGTATTTCCAAATATATCCATCACCACTTGTTCCTGCTTCTCTTGGTTCTAAGTCAGTAAAAGTAGGTTCATCCAGAGATGCTCTTCCAGAGGGGTTCTCTGGGTTAGTTCCATTCTGCAGACAAATATAAACTCTAAAGTCAGAGTTTACAATATAAAAATTCGACGCATACAACGTGGTAGCGTTGGTTGACTTAGATGGGTTGTTTGCAGAAATATCATTTCTATACATGTCATAAGTGACACCTGATGCCCATGTCAACTTTCTAACAACCTGCTTCACGTCAGAAGATGTAATCTTCTTGAGAGCAATCATTGTGTCCCAATAACTATTCTCTTCATTGAAATTGTCCTTCGGATCAGGAGGTGCCGTATCCCATGTGGAACTAACCTCCGTAGGATTAGGCAAACCTACAAAGGTATAGTAAGAGTTGCTAGTGGACGCAACACTAGCAACAAACTCCTTTGCATTTAAAATACGAAGTTGATCAGTTATGATTGCTGACATTTCGGAATAGTTTTTTACTTATTTATCAGGTTATGAATAGTTTTGAATCTTCAGAGGAGACAATCTAGTAACGACTGCTGAGGTAGAAACACCAGCAGAACCGTTCAGTGTATAGGCGTTAAATGCCTGAGCACTGACTCTTGTACCCAAATCAATTCTTCCCCAGGAGTAGTTTCCATAGAATTCGGTAAGTCCGATTCCAGTGATGTCTCCTAAGTCTTCAACGCTTACAGTTACTCTTCTTACATATGTAATACCAACTCCTGCTACCGCAGTTGTTGCAGTAGAAACAGCAGCGACTTCATAGACGCTATCCAGGAATTGTGTTGTTACACCAAGGGTAGCACCATTTTGATAGAGGGATGTAACACCACTACCAACATTGCTACTATTTACCACGAAATAATCTCCAGCATTGATTCCACTAACTGTGACTGCAGCACCAACAAGATTAGTATCTCTTAGAGCAGAGTCAATAGGAATAAAGAAGTCAAAGACGAATCCTGTAGATGCAACTCCAACTGAAGTTGAAGTGACTCCGACAATTTCACCAAAGTCCCCAAGATACTGACTTGAGATATTTTCTTCACTGATTGTCTGAGGATTCTCAATCAGAACTACAGGTGGAGTTGCACTGGTATATGCTACTCCAGGCGTAGAAACTGTAATGGCAGATACAGTGTCACCAGTGAGGGTTGCAGTTGCGGTTGCGCGAGCAGTTGTTCCAAGTCCAACAGGATTTGCAATGGTAACTGCAGGTGCGCTTGTATAACCAGTTCCACCAACCCCGATGACGATAGATGAAATAGTTCCTGCAGCAGATACAACCGCAGTTGCAGCAGCACCGACGATAACATCTTGAGATGTCAAATCAATTGTTTGAGTCTTCGCAGATGTGGTGTTCTCATTTGCAGGGTTGAAGAATGTAGATACACTTTCGACGTATGCGTTTGTAGAACCAACACCGACAGATTGAATAATGTGCGTGGTTGGGAAGATGTTTCCAGAATTAGGAACTCTTGCTTTACTGACAACCTTTCCACCGACAATCTTGTCTTCAGTTTGCTTGCACCATTGGAGGGAACGCTTGTTATCAGGGTTGCCATCAATACCAAATCCAACGTATGCTTCAGTGCTAATCTGATCGGTAGAGACAACCTCATCAACCAGACGCTCACTTTGCTCTGCAGAACCTCTCTTGATGACGACAGTATCGCCATCTTTAACAGTTTGAAGAACTTCTCTGAATTTAACGTCTACAGAACCCGTTCCCTTGTAGAAGAGAATCTTACACTTATCACCACCAAAGTATCCATCAGCAGATCTGCCTCTAGGAGCACTTGCGAATGTGATTGTGCTACCACCATCGAAACTATATCCATCACCAGGAACTTGCAGAATGTCGTTCAAGAATACCAAGAGTGTTGCTTGAGTATCAACCTGAGAACCTGCAGTTGCCCTAATGGTAACAGGAGAACCGTTAGTCTTCAGAGTAAAGGAACGCTTGATTCCATCAAACTGATCGTGAACCAAGTCAAGAACCTGAAGTTCACCGAAGTGCCATGCATTGAAAGAATCAGACTGAACTCTATCAATCGTGATTTGGAACTCTTCAAGAGTTGAACCAGATACGAGAGGAATTCCTGTAGTTCCACCTGTACCGATGGTTAATGTCTCACCCTGTCCGTATCCATATCCAGTATTTCTAATTTCAAATCCGATGACGCTAGAACCTTGTCCAACAATTACATCGACAGTTGCTTCTGTTCCAAATCCAGAGGTGCCTGCAGCATATGTAAGCGCAATTCCAGAGTAAGAGAGTGGTTGATCGAATACAACGATTGGTTCAGAACCTTGAGAGAATCCAGAACCGCCAGTTGTAACCGCAACACTAACAACTTGTCCATTTGCAACTGCTGCTGTTCCAATAAACTGAATGTTGGGTTTTCCAGTGCTGGAAGTTTGAACTCCAACATTAACAACTGTTTGAATACCAACTCTGTAACCAGAACCACTGCTTCCGATGCTGATGCTCGTGATTGTTCCTGCGGTAGAAACAATGGCAGTTCCACCAGCAGCAACCAATGGTTGATAACCAAATCCTCCAGTTGAACCAACAGAAACGATGATTCCTCCAACTGGAATAGATGCATTGTTAGGATCTGATGCCAGAGATGTTGCTGTTCCAGTAAATGTAACACTAGAGATTCCAGAACCTTCAGTGAGAGTGTAATCTTGATTGGTAGTCAAATCTCCAGTTGGACTCTGGAAGATATTATTGATAAGAATGACTGCATTATCAGTCTTGAATCCAACAACATTGTCTCCGTTAGACTTAAGTGTAAATGTCTTAGTTGTAGCATCAAAGTCTTCAGAAATATCATCGAAGATGTAGTTAGTGTTGTAAGTTCTATCAGAACCACCCTCAGTTCCACTTCTCAGGAATGCTCTTCCTTGGAACGTGGAGAATGTGGTAATACCAGTAAAGTCTCTAGAATCAGGTGCATTTGTCGTGCTACTAATTGGAGTAGGACCTTGAGGTGCGGTGTAGAAGTTGATTGTATTGTCAACAATATTATAAGAACCAGAAACTCTAGTTACAGATGCACCCTCAGTGTGAATAGCAACTTCTGTTCCCATCCAAGGACGTTCAACAAGAACAAAGTTGGTGCTTCCAATACCAACAGTGTTAATCTTCATAATTTCATTATCAATCTGAATCAAGTCTCCACCGAAGAACGAAGAGATTCCACTCATCTTAATGATGACATCAGTCAATTGAATGGATGTAGTCAATCCAGATGTTACAGTTGTCTTAGTAACGGGAGATTGAATCATGTTATCAAGTGCAACCAAACACTTGGTGTTCTGATTCTTTGCAATAAAGTTGTGTCCTGTTCCTACACCAACTGATGTCAAGTCAATGACAACAGGAGTGGATTTCAGGGCATCTTCTGCAGTTCTTGCAACCTTGATGTGCTTAGAGTCAACCTTGACAGCGAACATCGAGATATTGTTTCTTGGCAATGCGGAAGTTGCTCCGATTCCAGAGAATGTAGTTGTTGCAATTCCAACACCCTCAGCACCAGCGGTTTCGGGGAAGTCATATACAATTTCTTCACCAGTGACAAAGAAGTGTTCTGGGAGAAGAACTGTATTGTTCTCCAAGTCGATGATATCAGTTTCAGTGGGATTAAATTCTCTAGAGAAAATTGTCTTGCCACCATGCTTCAAGTCAAATGCTCTCTTAATCGTAACATTTGTTCCACTATAGTTACCGAAGGAACCTGTAATGCTTCCGTTGTTCAAGTCAACAGATGTTCCATCATCAATTCCAGCAACGGGACCGATACCAAGTTGTAAGACACGTACTTCTACATCTGCACTTGCAGGTGGTGTGTACTGGAGGAATGTGTCTGCAGAAGTGAGAAGAACGCCAATAGTTCCAATTCCACCAACGTTAGTTGCAATAGTACCATACTCTGAGATGTAAGCGTCAGTGCTGTTATTAGTGACAATACACTCAGAAATTTGATATGCATTGTTGGTAGTGTCTTCAATACTGATTACATAATACGCTGCAGAGAATCTATTGGGTAAGTCATGATTATAGGTAGCAATGGTATGAATACCAGGAGTTGCAGAGGATGAAAGGGATGTGAAGTGAGTATCAAGAATACCCTCTGACTCAAATGCATTACCGATGATAAGAGTATTACCAACACCAGTTGCAGTGTCATCTGCCATCAAGATGCCGAGAGAAGTGACAGTGTATGCTGCACCGACAGTAGAGTTGAGCACAAGACTTACATTGCTGCCACTAATAGAAGCACTGTATGTTCCAAATCCAGAAGGAACAAATGTTCCTTGTCCCTGATTTGTTAAAGAACCATACTCTACAATATCAACTGTTGTTCCATCATGAATGAGGTTGATTTCATCAAACTCCATTTCACCGTTGAAAGTGTCAATCTCAACCATGAGTTTTGCGGAACGGTAAGTTGTTGCAAAACTGACAATCTCAGTGCTGATTCCAGAAGAGGTTTGACGGAATGTTTGAATATCAGCGATGTTGCCAAGCATGGTAGAACCGATACTTGCAACAGCGTTGTTGATTCCAATGTTAACGCTACTTACGTTAAAGTTGTTGATACTAAACTTGGTTGGGAAGAATTGAAGTTTTCCTTCAGTGCCTTGAGTTTGAATATCAAACGTTCCCATATCATAGGTTGTTTCAACTCTACCATATTGGTTAATATGATTTGTGATTCCATCAGACAAGACATTGACAATCATTGTCTGTCTTTCATCAGTGAATCTAGAGTCTTGAACGAATGTCAAGAACTTATTAGTCTTCTGCAGTGCGTTGAAAGCACCAACAATCGCAAATCTGTTGGGCAGTGGGGTGTTGCTGAACTGTGTGCTGATGTCATCAATCGTCAACACCCTATTGCCAATCGATTCAAAGTAATTCGTAAGAACTCTAGACTGGAAGTTAATCTCAGTCGAGGTGATTTCTCCATCAATGTTGAGAGCGTTTTCGGAAACTAAGTCAAAATCATTGTAGCAGTTCAGACTGCTTACACTAACCAAGTCGCTAATGATGTCAATGGTAGAACCAGATGTCTTAGTAAATACACCTCTGAAGTCCTCATCAATACTTTCAACGATGTGATCGCTAAACTTAACTAATCCAGCAGGGTGTGCCAACGAGGAAACTGCATCGTCCCAATCTTCGAGACTTACTTTAGACTTGAGAGAATAAGAAAGGTTCTGATAATAGTTGTTATCAGAGAGTCTTTCAGTGTTATAACTTAAGAAACCAGTCTCTCTGCTCCATCCTTTGTTGACGACAGCAGAAGAAGCAACAGTTGCCTCTGCAATAAAGTCAGACTTCTCTCTCACAACACTCTGTGCTTTAGAGGAAGAACCGACAATTCTATCACCGACGTTGAAGTTAAACTTACTATCAACTTTGAGCAAGTCCAGTTGATTGTTCCAGTTCTCTACAACACCAACTTTAGTGCCAGAAGTTACTTCTTCACCAATCAAGAAGTTGTTTCTCTTCAGTCTAATGTCAAACTGTGGGAAGAACTTCTCAGGTACGATACGTGCAACAGAGTTCAGAGAATCAAAATTGCCAGCAATCTTACCTTCATCTAAGTCACCTACCATACTGTAGGTGACAACACCAACTGCACCACCAAGAGGGATGTTAACATCCGTCAGAGTGAATAACTTATATCCATAATTTCTAGAGTTATATCCATTTCCTGTTGAACCAACGCCAACACTAACACCCTCAATCAGAACTTTATCGCCAACCGAAAGAGGAGCAGAATCGCTAAAGGCAGTTGCTAATCCAACAGTGACATTCTTAGAGGAGATGTCATAAGAAATACTACCAACCGCAATACCATTAACATTGTTTGTAGGAATGATGGTGGGAGTTACATCACTCATTCCTTTGGTGTTCTTAGGAATTCTTACTACAGTATCACCAATGTCATATTCAATGATGGTGTCAGTAATAAGATTGCCAGTCAATCCATCAAGTACATTCAACTTAGGAGGAATGGTGTAGTTCTTACCTGCGGAAGTAATACCAATTCTGTCAAAGGAAACCAGAGGATCTACAAACAGAACTTCAGGCAAGTTGAGTGTAGGACGTAAAGTATTATCTGCAGAGTAATCGAATCCAATATCGTCAACTGTTGTAGTGACGATGTTACCGATATCTGTGCTATCGGGAAGAAGGATTGCACCACTTCTATCAGGGTTAGTGCTTACTCCAACAATAGTGGCAATTCCAACTAAGTATGGATATCCAGAACCATTGAATTGGAAATCAACCTTAGAGATTGCACCATATGCATTGGTAGAATCAGTTTCATACTTTGCCTTAGAATCAGTAGTGCTGTATGAAGTTCTCTCAGGAATACTGTTAGTATTGTATGTAAAGGTATTTGTTGTTACTCCAGTGATTTGATATGCACCAGAATATACACTATCGTTGACTTGAATTTGATTATGTCCCGATACATCCAAATCATTAATGATTTCACTCTTAACTGCGGGCAAGAAGTTTTCAGAACTTGGAGATGCCTTGTAATACAGTTTTTCGGGAAGAGTGTCAGTAACTCTGAGGGTTACTTTAGCATCTGTGCTAACACCAATTGTTCCAGTGCTAGAAACTTCAAAGGAAGAATCAACCTTTGTAGAAACAAACTTGTTTGTGCAATTAGCATCACTGAATAAGTGGAAGTTAAATGCAGGATATGAAGTGCCAGAACTGTCAAAGGACAGACTGGAATCGGTTAAGTCAAACTCAACTGTATCATTCTTATAAACGCTGAGTGGTGGATTAATTGGAGAAAGGGTTCCAGCACTTGCAGAAGTGATGTCAATAAATGTTGGATTGAATTTTTGAGCATCGTGTCTAGTGAGACACAACTTAATAGTATCATTGCTGTTCTTGAAGACGTAATAGATTTTGCCATCTACTAATCCACCAGACGCAGTAGATGCTGTATGGATAACTTTATCACCAGTGCTTAGTCCATGACTAGTAAGTGTGATACTATTTTCAACAATGTTTACATTACCCGCAACAAATGCTTTAGGATTGAAGACGAGTCTTCTATTTGCATCATCGTATTTGACGGTAATGCTTGTTGTAACCCCTGCAGATAAATCAACGAAAGCGTTGTCGCCAACTGAAAGTCCATGTGTTTCACCTGTGGATACTGTAACAACGTTTTTGTATGCTTCTGCGGTTACAACGTTTTGCTTTTGAGTAGTGAAACTGTGATATACACCTGTTCCAATACCAGCAAAATACAAAGTGCCATCATTTGCGGTTGTAGCAGCAATACCAGCGAACGTACCGGTTGCACCAAGTCCAACTTGTACTGTTGAAATGCCAATCAAATCGTTGGAGATTCTTGCAACATATACAAACTCTGGAAGTGGGAATGTATTTGCAGCACCAACTGTAGAGACTCCAATAGAATCTCCGTCATATGTGTTGTACTTAAGAATGTCTCCAGTTTGAAGTTGGTGGTTAGGAAGATAAATTGCTCTTGTTTGAATGAAGAGTTGTGTCTTACCTGCACCTGGGTTTGCAAAGGAAAGTGTTACACCAACACCAACGCCACTTTCAGTTCCAATTCCTAATGCTTCGAGGGGATTGAAATAGTATTCTTTGTTTAAGTTGAACGTAACTTTGTTTTCAACTTGCGTTGGAGTGAAACTAAACTTCCTGCTTCTTTCAATTACACTAGTAGTTGCAGTATGTGCAGCAGATACTGTTCCATTTACAGAGCGAAGAACTCTAACTCTAGAACTTAAGGAATCAATATTGAGAATTCTGACATTCTCTGCACCAACGGCAAAAATATCATTCTCTCTGATATTAAACTTGTCATCAAGAATCTCACCAGAGATATTGAAGAAGGTTACGATACCAGTTGAATCTGAGTCACTGACAGCGTTAATCAGTTTAAAGAACGAGGAATTGACTCCAACTCTATGAACTCCACTGATAGTAGAAGTTGCAGTAGATAGTCCAGCAACGGTTACAACCTCTCTTGTTGAGAATAAGTTGGGTGCTGTTGAGAATGCAACGTAATTTTTTCCATTAGGTACAACTTCAAGGTTGTCAATAATGGATGATGCTACACTAACAGTGCTTACGGGTTTTCCTAAAACTCTACCAACTCTTGCTCTTGCAGGAATTACTGGAATATTTTCGAGAACAGATTCAAATACAATCTTATCTCCTACTTGGTAACCCTTACCACCAGTTAAGATGCCAACGGTTTCAATACTACCTTTTCTAGTATCATTGATAGTAATAGATGGACTCTTTACTTTGTTTGGTTGAAGCAGATACTTGTAGTCAACACCAGAAGAGTTCATCTTATATGGTGTGACATTTCTAAAGTATTCGCTATTATTCAAATCAAAGACATCCTGATTTGAATCAAATTCAAAGTTAAATTGATTTGGTTTGTTATTGAAACTATTACCAATCAGATATGGGAACTGAGGTGGACGATAATTTCTGAAAGGTCCTGAACCATCAATTACAATGCCGATTGTGGCAAAGTATGCATACGTTCCGTTTGGATAATCTGGAGTAACACAGAATCTTCCGTTGTGCTCATCCAAATCTCCAGTGCCCTTATACTCAAAGTCTTCAACAAAGAAACCTAGAGGGAAAGCAGCGGGACGATTTGCTCTGGTGATACGCTCATATCCAGACTTCATCTCCTTGATGGAACCACCAGTGGTTGTGTTATATGCAAAAGGTCCGTAAATTGGATTGCCATCATATGCCCATCCTAAGATAGGAGAATGATTTTCAGAGGTTTGCTCAAGTCCATTTAACTTAAGTAAGTCTGGTGTTCCAAATTCAGTGTTATTGCCTGCAGATTTGCTGAAAACAGATTCTCTTAAACTTCTTGGAGCATACACATGAGTGTATTGAATGCCATAATCCGAATTCAATCCTGGTTCTAAGATACCATCATCTTCAGTAATGTTGTCAAAATACTTCTGGAATAGGTTTACATTCCAGGTTTGAATCTTAGAATTAAATACCGAACCAGTACCACTAGGAATAACTGCTACAGTTGTATCCTCAGTGTAGTCAACACCTGCATTTTGAATGACGACTCTATCGATAGCGCCATTGAGTAGAACAGGAGTTAGAATTGCATCCTTACCCAATCCACTAACTTTCAAGTGTGGTGCAGAATTATATCCACTACCAGACTTAACTACAAGAACTTCTTGAATTCTTCCATTACTTACAACGGGCAGAAGTTCTGCTTCATGTCCACTGAACACAGAAATTCTAGGTTGTCTATCAAATCCAATGATATCGGAAGAACCATACCCAACTCCGTTTGAAGTCAGTTGTACGCTCTCCAGGGTGCCTCTGAAGAGGGGTTGAATTACTGCATTGAATGTAGAAGAATCTTGTCCAGCAAATGTAGTTACTCCAATTTTGCCAGTAACTGCTACGGTGATGGGTTCATAGTTGAATGAGTGAACTCCACTTCCTTGTGTGGCAATATCAATGTACTGATTTGTGTCATAGTAGAAGTTTGCTCCTGTTGTTCCAAGTCCAACGCTAGACAGAGCAAAATTATCATTATCAACCTTAGTTACGATATAAGATGTATCTGCTGCAAGGGGTTCTGCTACATCACCTGTAGATGAATAGCGAACACGTTCACCAGAAGAATAACCATGATTCTCAATGTTGATATAGTTTGATGCAGTCAGAATACCAACTGTACCAATCTTTCTTTCTTTATTTTCATATCCTTCGCCAGAATCTTCAACAAAAATGTTGGAGATGATACGCTTTTTATTAACTGACTGGAATCTATGAGTTCCTTTTCCAAGTCCAGTTAATCCAATAGCGTTAGAACCAGTGATTGCATCACCCTCATTCTTAAACAGTTTGATGGTGAATGCATCAACAGTTTGAACATAATACTTCGCATCCGTTACCAATCCAACAATTCCAGTTTGTCCATCTGGTTTGTAGATGATTTGCTCAGCATTTCTGAACTTATGGAATGTTGTAAATCCAACAGTATCAGAACCACCAATAGCAATTCGATTTGGATTCTCTGCATTAACAGATGCAGCATAATCAATGAAGATTGTATTCGCTTTTGCTACCGCACCTCTACCATTGCCACCAGTGATAGTGATAATTGGTTCCTCAACATAGTCAAAACCGCTATCAATAATTTGAATACTGTCTAAGTTTCCTCTAACAGCAGCAACACCAGTTGCACCTGTTCCTACAGCATCATTAATTACAAGAAGGGGTGGATTAATAACATCATAGTCGCTACCAGGATTTGAAACATCTACGCCATCCAGGGTTCCATAGTAGCAATATTGATTTGCTTTGTAGTTGAGAATCTCAACTCCATTAATTAACATACCAATTTTGGCACCTGGTTGGGTGGGGTATGTTCCAGACTCTTCATCGGGAGTCTCAAACTTTCTAAGAAGTCTTTGGTTGTTAAGTTCTTTTCCTTGGAATTCAGATGGATATAACTTGTTATTAGTTACAGTTCCATCAACTGAAACAAAATTGTTATTGTAAAGGTTAGACTGACTTGTTGCCAGTTTGATTTGATTATCGTTTACTCTTTTAACGTAGTAGATTCTTTCAAACAGATTATCAAATCCATTTACAGTTTCTACTTTAACGCCTTCAACTGTTGTGGAAGTTCTGGACTTTTCATAGTAAAGAGCATCGCCACTATAATATCCATGCTGAGGAATTGTGAAAGTATCTCCAGAGTATGCACCATTCAGGATGGACTGCCTCTTGTTAGTCTGAAGAGGATTGGATGCATAGTATGGGATGGAGGATGCTGCTACCAGAGACTTTCCATCAGATGTAACATAAACATTGGATACATCGGTAAGAGTATTTTCTGCACCACCACTCTGAGAAGAGTAGTTAGGATCGATAAATGCTCTAGTTGCTACCCTTTGAACAGTAACAGAGTTTACTGTAATTAATCTTCCAGTAACGGCAGTAAAAGTCCTGTCATTTGATACGCTAGAAACGTTCGCTTCAAACTGCTGCCCGTTAGAGTCGAATAAAAGCCTAGTGCCATTAATGAAATCATTTGGCACCGTAGTAGTGATTCTGTATGTGATGTTGTCGGAGTTAATTTGTACTGCACTCTCAACTTCAAAACTTGGAGCAATGTTGTAAATCCAACTGTACGAAGTAGGTACGTCAGTCGTGATGCCAAGAGAACTGATTCTTGCAACGTCTTCATCGGTAAAGTTATAAGTTTTGGGGGATGTAATTTTAACTTCATCTAAAACACCACCAATTCTTAAATCAATTCTTGTTGTAGTTCCAATACCAACATATGCATATGCAGATACATTCAATCTCAAATCAGAGTTTCTTGTAAGTTCTTGAGAAACTCCATCAACACTTAGGAACTGGTTTACAGTTCTAGAAGTATAACTTACAATGCCAGCATCGCCACTATCATAGACTACTGCCAGTTCTCCAGACTCTGGGAAACCAAGTGTAGAATCTACGTCAATGGCAGTAGCACCCGCTGAAACTGAATTTAAGTTTCTAGTCTTAGGATGGATAGTAAAGTCACCAAAGATAGTTCCATCGACAGGAGTGTCTCTAGAGTATCCAAATCCAAGAGATAACTTCCAATATTCTTTACCGCCTTCAAAAACTTTTTCTACATCACTGATAGTTGCAGATGCATTTTCAATATCATACTTTGCAGTCTTATCAGTGCCGATAGTTACATTTCCGTATCCATCTTGGAATAATGTTTGATTTTTTAAATCTAATGGTGTTCTTTCAGAACTGTCAACATCAGTTCCATCGATAGAGATTAAATCTGCTACAACATCTTTTGTAATCTTGTAGTTTGCATCGGAAGGTTTGAAGAGATTTTCCGATGGACGTAATACTTCTACGGTTTCACCAAAGAGTGCTTTGAACAGAATCTTAAAGGAATTGTCTGTTCCCTTTGCTTTGTAGAAGGAATTTACTTCAGATACAAATAACTTCTCATTTACTTCAGGAGCAAGAGTTCTCTCATCAAATCCTGGAGCAAACTGCCTCTTGAACTTAAGTAAGAACTCATTGAGAATTAACGCACTCAGATTCTTTACAGTAGAACCTTTATCGTGCTGTGCTACTACTGAGTCTGTGAAAGTTAATTTATCTGGCGTTGAACTCTTATATGAGGTAACACCACTGAATCCTCTAACGCAACCAAGGAAACTTGTGGTTGTTTTCTCTCTGTATAGAATAACTTCATCATCAATTTGAATCAGTCCATTTCTGTCGGGGAACTGATATGTTCCTAAGATACCTTCACGAATATTATAAGACACAGAAATGGTATCATCACCAATACTAACTGCTGAAGATGTCTCAGTAGTATTAGTATTGCTCGTTAATGTGGTAAGATTTACATACTGATCAATATTATTCAATAAGTCAACAGATGCTCCAGGATATTCCTGAGAAACATAATATTCCTTTAAAAATTCTACGACTAGAGGGAAGTCATCCCTCACGAAGGATGGAAGTTGAGTTCCGACTACATCCTGGACTTGTACTCTTTGAGAATCTGTTGATATCATTTTACGCCATTAATAGGAAGAACTTCCGCCTGAGGTTGTGTTTATTGGGGTTGATGTATACTGTGTAGTTGCACTGGTTGTTTGAGTGCTGGTAGTACGAGAGCGATTGATATTTCTATTCAAGGTTGTAGCAGTCTCTCTAGAAATTTGATTTGCAAGTAGAACAGGTCCACGAACCAATTCACCATTTGCAAAACTAGATGTAACCAGATAGTTGCTTCCAGAAATATCATTACCAGATGCAATGTTGTCAGGTAAGTTAACGATATTGTTATTCCTTACATCTAACTGTAGATATAAGTCCTGAAGTCCAATCACATCATTTGAATATGGAACTGCTGAAATTTCAATCAAAGGATATACATCACTGTAAACTGTTCCTGTAATATTAATTGGAGATAGTCTAACTTCTCCCTTAATGTAATCAATCGTTCCTACATTACTTCTAACAACCTTTGGTTCTGTAGGAGAATCTAACTGAATCAAATTGACTACACCAGTTTCAAATCCTCTGTTTGGCACATCTGCCAAATAAACAGTTCCAACGATACCACTCACATTAAATCCAGAGGATTTGATATTATATCCAACTCCGCTCATTGCAGAGTGTCCGTGGTTCTTAATGTAGAATCTGTTACCAAAACAGATTTCATATTCGGTAAAACTATTTAACACCACTCTCAAATCCCTTCTCATGGTGATTGTTGTGATGTTTGATGTGATAGCAACTGAACTATCATCAATAATCTTCAAGAACTTACTATACTTAAACCTTGCACCAAACTTATTCATCTCCTCTGATGCAGCATACCTGGTTACATTGGAGTTGACGATGGTTCCAACATCAGCAGCAGAGGATGCTCTATTTGGATTGTAGTATACTGTAACTTCTGGTTCTACATAAAGGTATTTTAAATCAATAATATCTGGTACAATACCTGCAACAGAGTATTGTCTGATTGAAGACTTGATATTTTCCTTACTTGCAATCGACAGGTAAGAGCCATTGATTGGTTTAATCGTGATGAATACCTTACCAAACTGTGGTGGTGTCAAGTCTTCTCCACCAAAAGCAGCAACAGATTCTGCTTGAGGGAAGACAGTTGGAATGATTGCTTCATAATCAGCAGCAGTAACTGCTCTGAACTGTGATGAATAGATTCTGGAAGAATACTTCTTAACAGATTCAACACTTTCAATGTTCTTTCCACCAAATGATGGTGCATCACTAGTCAGTGGAGAAACCTGAGCAAGGATAGTATTACCACCTCTTGCCGAAGTAACCTTACCAATCCAACCTAAACCTGTAATATTATTTGCACCTTCTCCATTTGTAACCAGATAAGCAACTTCAATCTCCGAAGGTGCGTCTAATTTAATTCCAAATACACCGTCACCGAAGATAAGTTCATATCTCTCGTCTGCAATCTCCTGCACCCAGTATACGGGCGATTCAGAACCTACATCGAATAAACTATCTGCCTGAATATATTTCCTCTTAATTAACGAAGTTGCTGATGGTTTTACATCAACTCTGATTGTAGAGACATCAATACCAGCATTAGGTAAGATAAATCTTTGATTCGGATCGAATGAGTCTACTGTAAACTTAGTAGTAACGTATGTTCCTTCATATACAGAGATATTATCAAAAGATGCTTCTTGGTTAGAAACCGTTGCAGTAACATCATCTAAAAGATTGAAAGTATAGTTCTCAGCACCAAAGAGTCTAGATACTGCAATAGGACCTTTGTTAACAGTTAACGTTTCTGGTTGAGATGATAGCGCACTTGTGTCAACAAAAAAACTAATGTTTGCTAATGCTGCCTTTTTTGAAGAAGGAACATATCCAATATTCCTTGCAAGGGAGACTACATTCTCTCTTAGTGTTGCACTATCAAGAAAAACCTCATTCGACAACATGTTAGCGTTGTATGAGGTAATATAAGTGTTGTATGCTAAGACATCAATAATCGTTGACAGATTCGATCCTTCAAAATCGTAATCTGTAAAGTTACTATTAGAGCGTAGATAGTCCTTGATGGACGTTTTTATCTGATCGAAATCAAGATCAGAAAAATTTACTAATGACATTATCGTGTCGGCTGTAATGCAAACGTTAACTGTTGTGGTGCTACCTCAGCACCAATGATGTTATACTCCACTGTGCAGTTCAATTCATTGGTATCGAAGTCGGGATTGACTGTAACTTCAATCAATTCCACTCTTGGTTCATAAATTGTGATTACATTTTCAATTTCATCCTTAACTTGCGATGCTGTAATCTCATCAAGTTGACTAAACAGTAAATTATTTACCTGTGAACCCAATTCTGGTTGGAAAAATCGCTCACCTTGCCCCGTAAGAACAAGATTTCTAATAGAACGTTGAATTGCATTCGCATTTGTAAGCGCCAGCAAGTCAAAAGTGATGGGATTCACCTGAAAACTGGACGAAATGTCCTTAAATTTCTTACTTTGGCGCTGTACTGGCATTTAATATTGTATTCTATGTTTTATTTATCACCCTCTTCGGAAGATTCTTCACCAATATTTTCAATTTCTGCCCTCTCTTTAGAGGTTTTCCAGAAATATTCGTCTTCTCTACCCATTCCAAGGCGTTCAAACCCATTTTCTACCTGATAATACTGTGTTGACACCTTAAAATCAGGCATTTTTGGTTCAACAGGCGTCAAACTGTTGTCATAAATTCGCATTCTGTTGTTTGGATACAGTGCATACTGTCCATTTTCCAATTCAATTAGGTTATGAGACTTATGTTCAGCAGGATTTTCACTTGTTGCATAGTCAACTACCTCAGGATCCTGATGATAATTGTCTAATGTGCAAATGTAAGTTCCTTTTTGAATGCCAAAGTCTCTTGTATACAGTTCATAGTCCATAGAACCGATGAATTGCTTGGTGACAGACACTACACCATAGTCCATACAGTTCCAAAATTGTAAATTAGGTAGATTCATATCTGGACTGGGAGTTTCCGGTGCAGATACAAAGGCACTAATTGGCAATTTATCATACATTGCAGCATATTCTGGTAAATATGTCTCAAAATAAAAAGTGCGCCCAGGAATCGACTTAGCCGATACCCAGACGCCTTTTACAAATTCACCCCATCCAGACTGATGATCTGTTAAATATTCTTTTCTTACCCATACTTCTACAGAAGGTAGGTTACATATCAGTGCAGCCATGTTAATTAATGTATCTGCCTCTATGTATTCAAAGAACCTAGAGCTTCCCGTTCAAACCATACAAAGGTATGTAGGGTTTTAGCGATTTTGAGGTAGTGGTGTAGCATAAAGAATCGTAGCTGATGGCATATCTGCTTCAAACAATCGTTTTGCTTCCGCCTGACATGCTGCTTCTACTCTTTTACTCAACCTCTTATTACCTGTACTCTTCAACTTATAGGTAACTTGATATGGATATTGTTTCATCATTTGCCTTGTCCACGATATGCTTTCTTTTTACCATTACGGGATGATGCCGCCAGTTTTGTATATTGTGAACTACCTTGGCGAGTTTTCTTCGGTTGACTCGGCACGTAATTGCCGTTCTTCATCATTGCCATGAACTTGCTCCAGTTTTAATTGTTCTATGTTAAAATCTTCATCCGAGTAAAAACGCTCAGATAAGTCTAATAAAACCTCAGCGGCACGTTCGTCACTGAGGTTTCGATACATTACGATGTCTTTATAGACAACATTATACATCAGATGATACGAGACTTTTCGTGCCCAACTCTGATACGAGGGTCGCACCAGATCTCATAACCTGCTTCAATGGCATCCAGACAGAATGATACGTCTTCACCACACATGTCCTGAACAGCACCAGATTCAAAGACTTGCATCTTAGGAGCAAACCAAGGATACTTCATCTCCTTATTCTCAAACACTCCATTCTTAATCATTACCCAACCAAATCCAGTGTAATCAACAGTGAAAGGTTTCTTACGCTTAGAAATAGATTCAACAGTTTCATGATTCATGACTCCACCATTCTTGCGGAAGTCATCTTCTTCTAACCAATGTGCAACAGAGGTAGTCCTGCCGTCTTCTGTGGCATACCACCCAGCAGTGATTTCACGTTCTGTGCCATCTTCAGAGACAGCAAGATCACACAACTGCCAGAATTTGTTTGTGTCAAAGACAATATCCGAGTCAATCCACAGTTGATAATCATACTTCAACTTACCATCCCAAGGAATCTGATCAGGACCGCGAAGGACATTTGCACCCAAACACTTACAACGTGCAAAGTTAACCATAGAAGAGTAATCTTGACTAATCTGAATACTCATTCCATTCTGTACCATATCAAAGCACAGTTGTACGAAGTTCTTCATGAAGATATAAGAGCATCCTCGTCCAGGTAGACAGAAGACAATACTCTTGCCTTTCATCCTCTCTTTAATTGCTTCAATGTCCCAATCCTCTGTCTTCTTCTTAGGAGGAGTAGTCTTTACAGTGAATCCTTTTGCCATGAGTTTAAAATTACTTCAGTTCAATTCTAGTATGTTATGTATAGTATGTCAATACGATTGTTCTTCATTTACTTGTTCGGTTAACAAGAATACTTCCTCATATGTCAAGTCCTCTTGAGCATACTCTGTCTTCATTAACCCAACCATACCTTGCAATTGTTGCCAGGTACTATTAAATTGTTGTTCAGTCAAGTTATTGTAGAGACACTCTCCTTTCGCATAGATGTGATAAATTTTCTCCATAGGGGGATTTTTTTCCTCCGGATTTTTTTTCTACGAGTCTAACTCGCTATAGCATTATATATCAACACAATAATAAAGGCAAGTGGTATTAACACTACCTTACTCATTGTTCTAGGATATCTGATACACCACCCCGCTAATACAACTCTCCAAAAACTCCAGTAGGGTTCTTTATATCTCCGGGAATTTTTTTTCATGAGTGATATAGAGATGGCGTTTTGTCACCTCTGTAGGTTAGGGTAGTTAGGGATTTTATATACGGGGGGCAACGCAAAATAACACAAACACCCCCTAAATCGGCATCACTGCCTAACACTGATTCTAGCACATTACGGGGGAGACTGTCAAGAACTGTCCCCCCACTAAGTAACAATCAGTAGCGCAACTGTTGATAACAACGATTGTCACAAGATTCCCACGTATCATAGAACGAATCCCATGCACGGTTGTTGTCAACGAACGACGGAATATCCAGCATCTCACATACCCAATCGTATGCCATATCTACGTCTGCATTTGTATCATTAACGAAGACAATCATCTGCCCCATGATGTCATCCCAAGCAGACTGCATTTCGGGGGAGATTGTGAAGATTGGAGTGGACATGTGCTGTTCCTTTGATGTACCTATATTTGCACAGATTCACTGCCAAACTACCATCACTGTGCCACTAGTTACACTGGCATATACACTGATGATATACACATAATCTATGGTACTGATACTAACGGTGATTCACTAAGTATCACCAATGCCCAGGATTTGATAAGTCTTCGATATAACTTTCCACTGTCTCATCTCCCTGCAAATCGAATAACTCTTCCCAGTTAATCTGATGCGGATTAAAGTCACCAAGTGCATCAATTTCCAACGTGATGCGATACTTACTCTTTTGTGCTTGATGATAGATAGCAGGCATTGTGAGACTCCGAAGTAGATGCTTTCTTAGTATAAACTACCAGAGATATTATGTCAACGTACCATCGAATATTTATAAGGGACGCTGATATTTTGTGTTGTTATATGTCTGGAATTTCTAACGCCGCCCCTCTTGACTTTTCTGCGAGAGGGTGATAGAATGGACGCTAAGATCACAACACCTGAGTACATTTAATGAGTGTCTTTACAGGTGCTTCAGAGACACTTAGCAGACACCTTAAAGTACATCAATAGAGAAGTTTTCCACACATAGATAACACTTTTCCACACACATTGTGGATAACGTATAAACAACGCAAATACATTTATAAAACCTTTTTTAATATAAAAAAAGCATAATCTTTATCTATATGACATAAAAAAGGGGGTTTTTTGCCCCCTTTGAGTATTCCTGTGTGTGTTGCCTATGTATCAATAAAGGGCGTCGATTGCCTCCAGGATTAACATCATTTCAGAACCAGATTCACATGCTTCGAGTACATCAAACAGTTCGGTTTTAGACATAAGAAATGAGTGTAGATTACAGGCAGTTTAGTGTCAATTACCCAGGACAATCTTACTGATGTTTACTGATATTTTTTACTCAGAAGTTATCACAGAAAACGTGTCCATTCTCATAGGAATAATCATACCTAAGATTACATTCCCAAGTCATTTTCCAATCCACTACAACAAATGCAGGCAAGTCTAGTGAATAACAATCAGTGGTATATCCTTCTGCAAAATCTTCTTCTGAATCAAATTCTCCCACATAAGCATCTTCAAAGTTATCCAAATAATCTTCGCCATAAAGTTCAATAAAGGCAGCAACTGCTTCTTCAGAATATAACTCAATCAAGTCATCAATACGCTCTTGGTTCTTATCATCTTCAGCAACAATTCCAGGGGTAAAATTCTTGGCGCTGAGCAACTCGGTATAAAACTCGACATAGAATACTTTCTCACCATCAGTATAACCGGCGCTCGCAATCATCTCGGTTTTTGTATACTTCGGATTCCACTCTCCATTATCAAGATAGAAGTCCATTGTGTGATTCATAAGTTCTTCACCTTTAAGAGGATTGCGGTTCTTGAAGTTGAGAAGATTCATCGGTGGATTTGCTTGATGTGTATACAATACAGGGTTTGATTGTATTTGGAAGAATTGTGTGCCAGTAGAATTAGTGGCACATATTAGATTGCTTCAACCTCATAACGAATTTGATTTGGATATGTTTTTTGTGCCCATTTTAGCACTCGATTGTTTTGTGCTTTGATGCCCTTATTTGTTGTTGGTTTGGTAGGCATTGTGCGGGAAACTTGCATCATGGTGAACTCATCGTAAACCCGAACAAGATAGGTTTGAGTGTTGCTTTTCATCAGATTGTGAGGCGGTGGATGTACTCTTGGACTTTGGACTTTACCTTCTTATGTGTTACTGAAGTGAACTTAATTTGTTCTCCTTGAGCAATCGTATAATTGCTCGTTTGATTGAGAACATGTTCCAAATACTTCAGTTCTTCTAGTGTAAACATTCAATCAAAAATACTCAGGGAAAATAGTAGGGTTGTCCATGATATACATTACTTGCTCATCAATATCTTGTTCGCGATATTCACCACTCATCAATAACATCGTGAAGATTTCTTGATACTGTTCTTCTTCAGTGAAAGTGTTGAATTGAGCAGTCATTGGTTGGGTTCCTTTTGAACTTGATAATACAATACAGGTTTTAATCTGTTTTGGTGATATTATGTGCCAGTAAAACTATTGGCACATATTCTTATCATTCCTCCAAAAGATGTGGATAGTAGTCTTTTACTTCTGTCACCAACTCTTCGTCACTGTATTTTTCAAGATTCTGCTCTATCGTATCATAAACATATTGCCACAAGTCCTTGTGATCCATACCATCAATGATGCTTTCGATGTAGTCGTTTTGCAGTTGATCGCGGTTCATGTCAATTAGAAGGAAAGTTTTTGCAAACTGTATCACATAAGAGGGCAACTAACTCATCTCTTTCTGCAATATCACCATTGTATTTTTCATAAAAGAAGTCATCAACAATACA